ACGTATGGTGCAAGGCCAATAAAACGAGCCATACAAGACAAAATTGAAGATTTCATATCGGAGGAAGTACTTAACGGAAATGTTGCTGAGAATGAAAAATATGAACTCACAACCAATGAAGAAAACATAGTGTTTAAAGAAAAAGAAGTTAAAAAATCAAAAAAGAAAAAAGGGACTGAATAGTCCCTTTTTTTTATAGTAAAAATTTACTTGATTTAACTTCCTCAAAATATTTCACACTACCCAAATCATTAATCATATTCTTTGCAATATCCAATGTATTAAAAACATCCTCAACAATCACATATTCATGTTTTGTGTGGTAGTTATAATATCCTACAGCAAAATTTATACAAGAAAAATCAAATTGATTTTTAAGAGCATAAACATCAGTATAAGGATGTGATTGGTATTTGTTTCGGTTATCAAATCCCTCAGTTAACACCTTGTCACATTTGTTGAAGAATTCAGACTTCTTATCAAATAATTTTGTTCCCATACAATATTCACTAACCATCCAATTACCTGGAGCGTCAAATTGAATAGCATAACCAACATTTGAGAAAAACTCTTTATCAGCATTCTTTGACCCGTGACAACCAGTTTCTTCTGAGACAAAAAATGCGGCTTTTACATTTGGTAAATTTTTTAATAATTCCAAACATACATAAACACCACATTTGTCATCCCCACCAATACCCGTGGGTTCTCCTTTATCATTAAAAGCCTTTAATGCTGGTTTTAATTCTTTTTGGTCATTGGGTAACATCATTTCTTTAATGTTGATTGTATCCAATTCGTGGACTGTGTCGGTATGTGCAACAACACAAGGGAAATATTTAATATCATCCGTTTGTTTGGTTGCATAAACATTACCCATCTTATCAACTTGATAAGGGATATTGTTTTCTGTTAACCATTCACATAGGAATTGAATCATTAAGTCCTCTTTGTATGTCTTGGTAGGTATGGACAAAACCTTTTTGAGTAAATCGTAATTGTGTTTCATAACACAATATTACAACATTCTTTTTAATTTTCTAACTAAATGTTCAAATAATTCACCCATTGACATAAAATTATTAAATTCTTCAAAATTGAAACTCTTGTTTGTTTTTTCACCATTCTTTTTAATGTGTGTTACAAGAAGTTTTCCATCTTTAATTCCTGTGATAATAAATGAACCTCTTTCATCATCAATTTTGACAGGAGTATTCAATTGATACTTTTTAAGTATTTGTATTAATTTTAAATTCTCACTAATATTCTTGGAATATTTTTCAGGATTTTCTTCAATCTTATCAATTATATTTTCAAGTTCGTATTCAACTTCTCTATTAAAAGATTCTGTGTCAAATTCACCACGATATGGATATTCGTAAATCTCAGATCTTAAACCACCACCAACGAACTCAGATAATTTTGTTATCAACTCTTCAATAGTACTAGTATTAGTCTTGATTAATAAATCTTTTAATATTGAGACCCAAGTACGATATTCATAAAAACATATCGGGGTTTCATTTTTTTTAACTACAAATATTTTATCGTCCTCAAATGGACTACAAAAATCACTATATAATTCTTTTCTTAGTGCATCATATCCAGCTCTTTCATTATGTTTACTATAATCGTTTAGTATATTATTTATTTCATTATAAAATTTATCATCTAATAATTCACATAATTCACCCTTTATATTATAATCATCCCTCCAATTAAAAAATTCAGGTTTAATGTATGAAACAATTTTATCCAAAAGCTCATTACTTCCATCATTAAAATAACGTAATAAATTACCTTCTTTCCAATCGTAATCTGTATCTCCTTCCCATAAATTAGAACCATATGCATATCTATTTAAAACAGCCTCAATATAGTCAAGATCATTACTATCAAAATCCATTAAACTCAAAATACCTGCACTATCCGTAAATTCTAAATAAATTTTACAATTATCTGGTATTCTTGTATATTGAACAGATTTGATATTAGAATCTATTTGTTTTAATTGATAATCACTAAATTTTTTCCCCTGCTCAATCAAGATTAATGTTGTGATTAAATCAACATTACCGACTATGTCTGTAATTGTTTTATCTAAATCTGGAAAATAATGGAAAGCATCCCTTAATTGAATATCATCGCCATAATTATCATAGACTTCAAAATATTCTCCAAATGCTAGAGTTATAATTCCATATCTAGTATATTTTTCTTCTTTATTAATGAAAAAGTATACTGTTCTATTATTATAGACATCTTTACCATGTCTTGTTGTTGTTAAGAATTCTGGACCTACTTTTAAACCCTCTTCCATATTTGGAGATTTAATGGCCAAGTATTTGTCATTTTCAAACAATATATCGTTATTAGAATAATCCATACATTTTTTTATTAAAATAAATATAATCAAAACTTGGAATTATCAATCATTATATTTATTATTGTAGTACTTTACAAAAGGGGGTAATCTGGAATTGACTGACGTTGTTAGTTATTTGGGGCATGTCAGACCTAAACTAAGTCTGTTAAACTGGTTTGAAACGATACACGGCAACGTTATCAACAAACTTTCTGCAGTAGGTTTAATCCGTGCTGAAGAAGCAGTAGTAGCCTAGTTAATAGGGTATTACTTTCGAGTCGGGGTGCATTAACTCAGGAACAGGAGTACTATAGGGTTGTCTAATCAATTCTCATCCCTAAAAATGAATTGACCGATTTTGTTGATTTTGGGTGTATAAAAATCAAATAGCTCGGAACACTGCGAATAATGTTGTCCTAAGCATGTAGTCCTTAATAGTTAAGATGGGCAGGACTTGGGATCGTGACCCAATACCTCCACCTTTAAAAAAGAAACCCCTCCGTTAAGAAGGGGTTTTTTGTTTTACTGAATTTCTTTTTGATTTAATGCTTTGTCAATTCTTTTGTCAGTATAACGTATTGAGTCATCAAATTTGTTGTTAACTATTGCTAACAATTCGGAATAGTCCCTAGATGAATTATCTTTAAGTTCACCAATAGTTCTATAAACATCATCAAATTGACGTTGGACACTATTAACATCAAATCTTTGATTTTCTTTTATGGCAACAATCTGCCTTTCAATTCTTAGTACCTTAACCAAACCCCAAACAATAACTCCAACAAATATTAGAGCCAACATCGAGAGCATACCTAAAGCAAAATAAGTAATTCCCATAATAATAAATTATTTAATTTTTTATGTCCAAAGACCTAAAAAATATAATAAACTTATTTTAGTAGTAAAAGGATAAATGAAGTAAATCCAAATGTTACCCCACCAATACTTAATCCAGTTAACCATTTATTCCTATTTTTTACTTTACGAAATTCAGTATTCAAATCGGTAATAATCTTTTTTTGGGACTCTTCAATTCTCTTATATCCTTGAACAATTTGGTCTTTGGTTTCAGCCTCTCTTTTTAACATATCTGTAATGTCCATTGATTTGTCCAAGGCTACCTTATATTGGTCTTTTACTTTAACACAATCATCCAATACAATTTTATACTCAGATAGTTTGGCTGTCACAATTTTCAATGAATCATATTGAATTGCAATTTTATCTGCAAATTTTCTATTGATGATAAAAGAGGTATCACCATTAACAATTATTAAATCAATTTTGGGTTTAATTGTGTCTGTATTATTGGTTAAACCTTGTGCGTAAACCATCCAGGAGTTGGTCATTAGAACTATTAACAATAGCGTCAATCTTAACATTGTTTTGAATTTTTAATTGGTTTATTTTTGATGTTAGATTACTTTCACTCATTTGAATGTTTGTGGTTAAGATATCCAACTGGGATTCCATTTTTTCTCTCTCAGATTTCATTACATCCAATTTTTTATATAGAGAATCTATGGCTTTCTTTTCTGCATCAATAATTTGTTGTTGTAATTTCTTGTTATCTTGATGATTTGTATTCATCATATAACCCAAAATAATCCCAATCAATAATATTGATACCACAATAATTAGGGTGTGTTTCCAATTCATATGTTATGTTTTATTTATAAGTATATTTTTTTTTAAAAAAATGTTAAAACCATTTGACTTATCTACAATTATTATGTATTTATTGTCTATAAAAATAACAAATCAATTTTAAAAACAAAAAAAATGAAAAACGTACTTTTTGGCGCAATTGTAACTTTGAGCTTGGTTTTCACATCTTGTGGATCAACTACAAAAACTGAAGAAACTAAAACAACTGAAGATTCAACTAAAGTTGAAACTACAACAGTTACAACTCCTTCTGTTGACACTGTTAAAGTTGAGAAATAATTTTAATTTCTAACTAAAAATTAAAATCCCCACTCTTAATTGAAATGGGGATTTTTTTATTTTAATAGTTGTCTAATTCTTTTGACTTCTTCATTTAATTCTTTTTCTTCTTTGTTTTCTTTTTTTCCCGGAAAATCAGTTAAAGCTTTATATGCCAAATTTATTGGGGATAAGAATAATGATGTAAATATATCAGGTACTTTTTCTATTTTTCTGTATGGTTTATTCCAATCATTATAACTGTCATTATCATCGTTTCTACTTTTACTACTACCACTATCAGATTTTTTTAATTCTTTTGAACTTTTTCCACCTATATCTCCCGTAAAAAAAGGACCAATACTTACTTTATCTTTACTTTTATTTTTGATTTCATATTCCACGAGATAGTTACCAGTTCTACTTAACTTGTCTTTTTGACTAACATCAACACCCCTTTGAGTTGTAATATCTTTGAGTCCACTTATTTCAGAATAATATGTCTCACCATCAACACTATGTTTTATTCTTATAAACCCATTACGATTTTCTCTTAATCCTTCTTGTATCTCATCAATAACACCATCATATGGTGCTATAATAAAATCATCTGACTCAGGGTTATATATGATTTTTTTATCTTTTCTTTCTTTCACTTTACCAAATTTTACAGGGTCTATAAATTTCATAATTTCATTAATTTTTTAACTCTAAGAATTTCTTCTGAGAGGTTATCATATCCTTGATATGCGACATCTTTAGCTAATGGATTATCAAATACACCACTTTGTTTTATTTCTTGTGCCAAAGTGTCAATTGTGCTTGCTTTACTTGCACTTGGTGTTTTTGTCGTTGTTGAATCGTCAGTTTTAGTTGTTGAGACATCAGTTTTAGTTGTTCCAGCTTTTTGTGTATATGTTATTTTTTTACTAGAAATATCAACATTTAATTGACCATCAGACATTGGTGGATTAATTTTATCGTTAACATAATCTCTTAACTGATTATCACCTGGATTACTTCCAGTTGTGGCGGTAAATTGGACTGCAAACTTATTATTATCTGGTGTGTTATTTAAAGTAATTTTATATGTTGAATTTTGTGTCCAACCATTAATTAATGTTTCTAAACTTTTTGCAAAATTATCATCTAACAAAGTATCATTTAATGACGTTAAAGTTGCATTAGGTTTACTTGATAGATTAGTTTTTAAAGGATATGCCATTTATATTTATTTTATACTAAAATATAAATATTAACAAAAATAAAAAAAGTGTGAGACTATTCTCACACTTCATTTTTTTCTTTCTCAAATTTCAAACCCCATCTTGCCCCAATCATTGACATTTGTCTGTCGGCATAAACATCAGTATACTTAAGTTTTTTCTTAATTTGTTTAGTTCCCCATTCTTTCCATTTGTCATATTGGTCTTCAGTAATTGTCCAATCATTATACCAAGCATCTTGTCTATCTTTGATGTCTTCAAATGTAACCTTATGACCAGCGAATTCAAACATTTTATTCAATATTTCAATTATTAGGTTGTCTCTTTTTTCTTGATATGAAAGTCTCTTAGCCATAGTTTTATTTATTTTTCGTTTAACAAAAATTTGTTTGATATAACTTTAAATGATATTTTTCTATCATACGCTCTTATAACAACACCTTCCCTATCAAAGTTCCCATTAAGTTGAGATTTATCTTCGGCAAATAACAATAATTCATCAATTGATTTTGGAAGTACAAATTCGTAATCCAATATTGGAACTGTTTTTAAACCCAAATCTTCCATTAACATTAGGAATTTAGTAAATGGGATATTTTTTTGTTCATCAATATTAAATGCGTTGAAGAATTTAACTGTTTGACCTTTTATCTTGTATGGGTTACCCTGGATTCCTTCTCCGATGATTTCACCTTGAACACATACATTATAACCCAATTTAGATAAAGATTCCTCCAAATTCAATTCTCTTGCAACTTTCCAAAAGGAGTTACCCTCAGTCTCCAACAACTCAAGATTTCTTGAGCACACCCCAAATACACCATCCTTGTAATAGAATGTAGCACTTGATCCATCCAACTTCTCAGTGACATAAAATGCCTTACCAGACAATCTGATATTTTCGTATTCACTTGATAAGTTTTGGATACGTTCTTCATCTGTTTTTCTTATAAAAGATGGAAACATACCTTTAACTTTACCTTGAAGTTCTGCTGGAATTGGGGGTTCGTATTTAAATATACCCAACATTTCAGTAACATCTTCTCCTTCGGTTATTTCCATATCAATTGGAAGAACACTTATCGGTAACAATAGACCTTGACTTAATTGTCCTCTTAATCTTATTGTTTTCAATCTAAATCCTTCACTACCATCAGACATTTTTTTGTATGATGTTTTTCGTAAGAATTCAAATTCTTCTTTGATTGGTAAGAAGGAGTCAATTTCACAATAGATACAAAAGTCTCCAGCTTTGTATTCTCCTTTTTTGGACACAACATCCCAGTTGTTTATTCTAACAACTTCTATAGCGTCAGCCCCAACTATTGGTCTAACTTCTTTTACTATTTGTATGCTCGCTAATTTTCTTTCCATATTAACTAAATTCATTATTTGGTGAAACTCTTAATTCATCTATATATTCTTCTTTTACTTCAAAATCGTAGTGGTATTGTCTTGGATGTTCTTGTCTATAACGTTTTAAATCATATCCATCAGGTTGCCCCCAATCTAATGCCATTGTGATAAACTCTTCCACATCCATCTCTTTACCATACTCATCTATAACTCTACCTATTCTTATAAAGTTCAATAATTCTTCTTTATTTGAATAAAATTTTTTGTCATTAAAATTCCATAAAAACTTCCAACCACTACTACGTTTACCTAAGTGAATGTTTGTTCCATCAGTAAACAAATCCCAAATTGAATAGTTATCCCAATCATTTTCCTTTTGGATTGTTGCAAATTTTCTTTCTATTGAAGATGGAGAAATATCCAAAGAATTAATATTATCAATCAACTCTTGTTTTCTTTTTTCCATTTCTTCCACACTTGGAATTCTGTAGTAGTTTGTTCCCATTGTTTTATTCGTTTTAATTGTTTCACAAAATTAAGAAATCCCCACCTAATATCAAAATTAAATGGGGATTTTTTTAAGAATTTAATCTAAATGACCAATCTATTTCCCAGTCTCGTTGGACTTTTCCAAATCTAGTATCAAAATAAATCCCAACCATTTTACACAGATTTTCCATATCGTGAATTTTCTTTACATCACTTTCATTTTCCAAGTTGAATGCGATATTAATCCACTTATCAACTGGTAATCTGTTTGGTTTATCATATTTCTCAATCAATATTGGAGTTTTAATTGATTCATTCATTGTGTAATCAACCCCCTCATTTTTCAATCTTTCAAGTTTGTTCATAACAAACTCATACGCTTCATTAATGTTCATTTTTTTAATTTAAGTTTTCCAAGAATTTTACGAATTCAGTTATATTTTTTTCCTCAAAAATTATTGTTTTGTCTTGTGTTATTGAAACTTCTTTTTTGGGAAAAATTTTAATTGTAAATTTAGAATCTTTGGTTATTACAAATTCGTCATCAAATGTCAAATTAACTTGATAAGATTCTTTTTTAATTATGGGTTCAATTGTTTGCCAAACCTTAGTTTGAAACTTTGTTAATTTTTCTTTCATGCCTTCCTCCTTTTTCTAATTATAAATAAAAATAGAAGAAATAGTATAAACCAAATTCCTGTCATTATTTTATTGAATATATTCATAGTTTTATTTTTTTTCAAATTCTTCCTTTAAAACGGATAATTCATCTTGTACCTTTTTTCTTTCAGTTTCTAAAACTGATTTAATTATATCATTACCATTTATATATAAAAATCTTGATATTTTAAACTTACAATCAGACACCCCTGTAATTTTCATATCTAAATTATTATATTTCAATAGAGAATCAATAGTATGGAGTCTCATTTCCATATTTCCAATTTTATCCATAAAGGATTTTAACTCAAAAAATTTTTCTTCTGTCATAATTTTTTATACCAATTCTAAGTGATTTTCATCACAAAACCAATAGGGAACATCACGATTTTTCCAAGAAACAAAATCTTTTTTTGCCCCAATGTAATAGTTCCTATAAGATTGAATAACGTCTTTAACCTTATATTCGTCAGGCATTGCTTTGGGTGGTTCAGTGAAACCTTTGTCACAAATATTGACAAAATTTGTGACACACCACTCAATAACATCTTGGGATTTATGACGTTTTCCATATCTATAAGTATACTCCTTACACAATTCCAATCCAAGTTCACATAGGTATAAATAGTTAGATAATGATTCTCTAACCCATATTGAACAAGGGTGATTTTTATGGGATAATTTATAAGGGATATCCAATTTGGAATTAGTTACGTGGTGGGCAGAACATAACAATTGTGCCGTTTCCAAAATCATTTTAACAACGTGTTTGTCACAATGGTATTTAGCACATTTGACAACATCATAATCCAAAAAGAAAATGTTCATTTTTATTTATGTTGAATGGTGAAAGGTTCTACTTTGGGTAATAAGGAATTTCATCAAAATCCTTTTCCCTCAAGAGTTTTTAAAGCTTCCAAATAAACTTCTATTGCTTTCAAGTAAAGATCAAAATTTCCACCCCTCATATTCTTAAGTAACTCTTTTTTCTCTTGAAGATAAGTAACAGCGAAAGATTTATCATACTCAACAATAGATGAAAGGTTCTCAATCAAGTCAGCATATTTAACTGTTTGACAATAAACGGGAATTCTCCCAAGCCTTTCGGCTTCCATAGTTTTTCTTTTGGTTCTATTGAGTTTAGGATAAACTTTTTTGGTGCAGGTGTTGGTTAAATGAATAATACCTGAAATAATCAACTCAGCACTTAAATAGGGATAACCAATCTCACTTAATTTTTTTCTTAAAGTGTCAATAGTACAAGGAGTATCTTCAAATAAATCATGGCCTAACGATATTTCTATGGTAAATATTTCAGCATTACTAAAAGAATCTGATTTATATTTATTTACTAATTCCGCAACGGCTAATAGATGAGTCCAATAAGGTTCTCCCGTATATTTTCTCACTTGAGTGCCATGTTGTTCTTTGACAAACTCAAGAAATTTTTCTTGTTGTTCTGTTAATATCATTTTTATTTATCTTGAATGGTGAAAGGTTCTACTTTTAATTTTGCGGTTTGTTTTTTATCCATATATCTTAGGAAACGATTAACATAATTAACAATATTAGCAGCTCCAATAGGATTGGCTGAGTGAACATATACTTGAGGGAAAGGACTTGTAAAGTTGTCCATATATTGTCCAACCAACCATTTAACTGCGTCATATCCAGTTTTTTCTTCAATATTATCATAATCTAATATACCTTTATTCATTACATTTGTGTAATACTCTTCAACCGCAGTATCACCCAAATCGTGGTCAAATGAAATAACATCGATATTCTCTAATCCTAACTCAGAAATCTTTTTGATGAATTGACCATAATTTCTAACAACAATCCAATCTTTGTCATTAGGAGTTCTTTTATCATCCAAATATATTTTGTATTTCATTTTTACTCTTGTTTTTACGTGAATATTGTTTTGAACTTTTGTGTACCTTAGTTACTGATACAAACCCATGTGGGTTATTCTCCAAATACACCAATCTAGCACCATTACCAATGGCATCAATTGTAACTTTAAGTTTATTCTTGGTTTTCATAATATTAAGTTTTAAGTTGTTTTTATTATAACCAAATAACTCAATCAAATGTTCCCAACAATTCAATTTTTATTACAATCTTTTATTCCATCTTTATAACCTTGCAAATAAATTGAATCAACATTAATTACCTTGTTTGATTTAATCTCAATTGGTTTTGGGGGTGTTTTTGGGATAATCATAAAACCAGTAATAAATAAAATAAACCCAAGAATAAATAAATAAATGCCTCGATTGTCTATAAAAGAGAAAGAACCAAAAAAGGCAAACAATCCAACAACCATAAAAAGTGAACCAAATAATAAATCCATAATTTCTTTTTTTAAAATGTTAGTACCCAAGGTGGGAGTCGAACCCACAAGTCATTATGACGATTGATCCTAAATCAATTGCGTTTGCCAATTCCGCCACTCAGGCATAAATAAATCTTTTATCTGGGAACTTCCGTATGACTGTCAAAATAGTCGGAGGTAAGTAAGATTTTACTTTACAACATACATACCAGTTTTCTCTATGTATGTTTTTTTTAAAGGTTAAATCCAAATTTGATTAGATAAACCAATCCTAATACAATAAGTCCAAGCATTGCTGTTGAAAACATATACATTGCAAATTCTTTTTGTTTTTCTGTTTTACCTTGATTTTCATTTTTCATTATAAAAATTTTTGATAGTCTATAAAATTTTTTTCAATCCACATTTTTCCAGTTACTTCATTATCTTCTTTTTTACTTTTTTCATAAATTTCAGACATTACATATCTTTCATTTTGTAACTCATCCCAAAGATAAGAAATAACTATGTTTAATTTTCTTTTTTCCTCTGTCTCATGTTTAGCTTCTCTAGCAAGTTTTTCAACTCTGTCTATAACATTTTGAAGGGGTGTGTTTTTCATATTAATCATTTTTTTTATCATTATCAAGTTCTAACTGACTTTCACTAAATATATGTAACATACCATTATCAATTAATTCTGCAACAATTCTTGTTTCACCAGATGTGGTTTGGAATACCGCAACAACTATACCTGGGAATTTGTAACCTTTCGGTTTGTAAACTTTGTCTCCTACTTTAAATTTCATAATTTTTTTTTAAATAATATAATGATTTATTTGTAAGATGAAAAATATTTTTCAGTGTAATGTTTTAGAATACCATCACTGTTGGTGTATTTGGTATTAATTGTATTACTGAAGAAAAAACTATTATCATCCAATATAAGCAAGTGTTCGTCTCTAATGGACTCAAAATTTGTTAATCCATCTGTGTTGAATTGATTAACACGACTTTTAAAATTCTCCAATTTTTCTTTAATACAATTTAAATCAATATTTGGAAAAAGATATGTTAATCGTGTCAATGAATTTGGATAGATGAATTGTAGTTTTGAATCTTCTTTAAGAAAGATTAAAATACCAACATTTACTTGTTCATCCAATACCACTGAAGGTCGGAATTTTAATAAACTATATTCTGCGTTTTTGAAGGTCGTTAGATTTTAATTTAAGTTATCAATTTACATAGAAATAGAACTCTTGTACTTCTTTAAAATTTAGTACACCCAACAGGATTCGAACCTGTAACCTATTGCTTAGAAGGCAATTGCTCTTCCAGTTGAGCTATGGGTGCTAATATATATTGTAGTCAAGATAGGATTTGAACCTATACGACCCTTCACATTTCTGTTGCATCGGTCTTTCTTATGGGACAAACGTACACCATCTTACTTAGCGTCTTCCATTCCGCCACTTGACCATATTAATTAAAACATCTTGTTCAGGGTAGGTAGGAGCCCGTTACCTTTAATCTGAACCTCTTTGCCATCATTTTCTTTACGAGTTGATGTTTTAAATGTTGTAGTCCTGACAGGATTCGAACCCGCACAATGATTTTTTTCTCAAGCGTTTTCCAATTTCGCCACAGGACTATTGTCTCACAAAATTACGATTTGCTTTTCTAATTTCCAAATCTTTTTTAAACTTTTTTTATTTTAAGATGAAAGTAATATCCCATTTTTTAGTATCTAAGTATTTAATTAAAATTCAAGTTCTTTGATTGAATAATCTGGATATCTTGTTTGGCCAAACTCATCAATCAACATTATATTTATATGAGTACAACCTTTCTTTTTGGCTGTGGTCAAATTTTCTTCAGTCAGATTAACCAAATTAACACCCCACATTTTTATCCATCCCTCATTTGGATTAAATACCTCATTGATTAGTATATCAGTTGAGTTGGGATAAGATTTCAATACCTTGTTAATACAAGTGAAGTTTTTTTCTAAAGGATTAGTTATCATTTTGATTTTTTTTGTGTGTTAATATTCAACTTACATTACTATAAACCTTTTTACCTATCATTTAGTTCCAAAGGTTAGAATTATTTTTTAATAGTCCTGACAGGATTCGAACCTGTATTTACAACAACGCCAATCTGACACATCCGTGCCAGTAGAGGAATTGAACCTCTATATTGTAACCCCCTTTGGTCTAAGTGGATTTGCACCACAGCGTCTTTACATTCCGCCACAAGACTGAGTAAAAGAATACGCTTCTGGGGCTTCACCAGCCTTCTATATTCATGTACCTCTCAGTTAAGAGTCAGTACTGAGCTTTTTTTCTTTGCGTATTCCTTTGTAGTCCTGACAGGATTCGAACCCATACTCTCTCATCCATACATGAGGCCTTTACCAATTTGGCTACAGGACTAAATTCCACTTTAAATTACAAACAAAATTACGTATAACAAAATTAATCCCAACAATGCTAAATCAAAATAAATAAAAGTTTTACTAAACTTTATTTCATCTCTCATATGTTCAAGTTTTTCATTGTTGAGTTTTAATTGCTCTTGTAAAATTTGAAGTTTTGTTTCTAAATCACTCATAATTAAAATTTAAGTTTGTTAAAAAATTTATTTTGTAGTCCTGACAGGATTCGAACCCGCATCCCCCTCTGTTAGGATTCGTGACTTACCATTTGCCTACAAGACTTAATTTTAATCTAAACTATCTAATCCCATACAATATCTTATGAATCTTTGTTCACCATCTTCTGTCTTATATTTGTATTCGCCTTCATAAATTGTATAATAACCTCTGTCATCAAATGGTTCAAAACCGATATACTCAACACTTTCATCAACTATAGGACCTTCAACACCCATATATTGATTCAAAAGTAATTCAGTTTTTTCAATACTACTTGCAGTTAGAATAGGCATTCTATCGTTGCTATCCAAGATTACATAAATAAGTGTCATAATATTCAAAGTTTTAAATTAAAAATATTTTCTCAAATAATATTCATATGTATCACGACTTGGAGCTGTGTTATTTTCATCAAGATGAAGAAACATATACCCTTTATAAGCGTTAGATTCATGTAAGATTTTCTCAAGTATAGTAATTATACCATTCTTTTCTTCCATTGTGTAATTTGGATTCACCAATTGTTTGTTAGCGAAGTCTTTGATGTACTCAACTTGGATTGTTTTTTTCTCTTTAGCCATTGTGATTATGTGTTTCAGTGATTAATAAGACAAAGATAGTTGTTCTTCCTGAATTATTCACTTTTTACTATGTTTTTTTTTAAAAAATTTTGGGGTATCTTCCAAGTTAGCTACACTTTTTCAATACCCCCTCATCCTGTAGAAACGGACTAGTGTTTTTTGCCTTTTGTAGAAAATGCGAGTGACTATCTCGTGTAAACCGCCAACAATCTGGTCTTGGCAACCCTGGTTATAGTGACATATTAACCATAATACGTGGTTAGGTTAACATATTAACCAAATACGGCAATTGAGGCTTGCAGACCACCCAATCTATCTACATCAATTGGGATTTTTGGAGCCGTTTGTCAGATTCGAACTGACGTGTCCTAACGGAACTGGGTTACAAATCCAGTGCAATCAACCACTATGCGAAAACGGCAAATAATTATCTTCTTTTATAAACATAGGTTATTGTATCCCCTATTTCATATACATCACTTCTTCTTGTCATTATCAATTCATCACAATCGGTTTTATAATTATATCTTTTACCAAATTCAATTGTGGATGGAGATTCTGTAATATACATCGTATCAATTACACACTTCTTAACAATATCACCAGGTTCTATTGTGGGGTGTTTGTTACAGGATACAAAGATAGTGATTAAAGTTGAAAACCAAAATATTTTTTTCATTTTTCCATATTATTTATAACCCAAGTAGAAAATTTCTTATGTCCAGAAGGTGCAAAGTGAATCCCATCCCAAGTATCACTATAAAACATTGTAGTGTCCATAGGAATTATTTTACAATTCTTTAATCCAGTTTTTTCTTTAACCATTAGTTTTTGAAACTCAATGTATCTTCCAACACATCTCTTGGTTGTTTCTGCGTCATACACAGTCTTTGTTGTTACTTGAGCTGGATTAAAACCCACAATTACAATAGGTTCAATTCCTCTTCTATTACAACTATCAACCATCATCTGAATGTTATTCACCGCCCCTTGTAAATCTACCATAGAAAACGCATCATTACATCCACCATAAATGAATACCTGAGAGAAAGCTGAATCTTTTTTAAAACAAGCATTCATTGTCGTTCTCATATAATCCGTTCTAACACCACCTTTTGCTAGGTTGAGACTTTGATATCCAAAATGTTTTGAAACTTGATCCTGCCACCCACCAGGAGCACAGGTTAAACTATCACCGATATATAATACCCTACGTGGGGGTGTATATGACCAAGATGTCAATAATACAAATAATACTAAAAATACTAAAAATTTTTTCATAAATTAAATTTAAAACAACGTTTATTTTTTGGTGGAGGATGTCGGCTTTGCTCCGACCACCTCTTGTGTGCAAAACAAGTGCTCTTGCTGAATGAGCTAATCCCCCTTTTTGTATTATGTAATTGTGCTTAAATTTTAGACGTAAGGAAGCTATACACCAACCGACTTACTTTCTCCTATTACATAATTTTTCTCCATAATCCACCAGCCAAACATTTGAAATCATCAAAACTTGTTACTCTGATTGGGAAATCTTCATATTTCCATCTTTTACAAGTTATATGAATTTTACCAGTTATAAAGTCTTTTGTTAAGAAGGTATATAAACCATCACGAGACTTAATATGGATTTTATCCCCAGTTCTAAGATTTCTAAATTCAGACTGATTCATAATGAATTTTTAAATTTGGAGCAGTAAGCGAGACTCGAACTCGCAACATCTTGTTTGGAAGACAAGAACTCTACCATTGAGCTATTACTGCAATAAGAGTGGGTGCCGAGGGATTCGAACCCCCAAGTTTAGCACGTGGCAACTGATTTACAGTCAGCATCCTTCACCAATTTGGATAGACACCCTTTTACAACTTACAAGTTCTACTACAAATAGAACTTAACCCAAATGGTCGACATTTCAATCGTAAAGTTTTCAACCCGTTACACAGGTGTTCACTTATTTAAGTCCACCTAACACTAATATTATGTAGTCAGATTCCCAACCTGTTAATTTAATACCCATTTGTAGTGCAAGTATTATAAAACTACTATATTAGACGCTACTCAACTTCCATTAGATTGCTTTAGTTCGATTATTTTACTAATCAGTTACCGCCATTAGTTAAGTTGTTTAGTTGCAAGAGTGGGAGTCGAACCCACATGGTACGGCTTATGAGACCGAGCTGGAACCACCTCCAGTCCATCTTGCAATTTGTTTGACGCAAGGGTGGGAATCGAACCCACAGCTTCTAGGTTATGAGCCTAGCGGACGACCGTTGCCCTTCCTTGCATAATGTTTTGTACACCATACGGGATTTGAACCCGTGACTCCTCCGTGAAAGGGAGGTGACTTATACCCCTTGTCGAATGGTGCGTTTTTATTGTATCACAAAATTACGATTTGATTTTCTTAATTCCAAATCTTTTTTAAACTTTTTTTTGTACCCAGGGCGGGACTCGAACCCGCACAACCTTACTGGTCACAAGATTTTAAGTCTTGCGTGGCTACCATTACACCACCTAGGCAAAATAAAGAGAAGTTTTGAATAAGAACTCTCCACTTCTCTTTTTGATATCTTGTATTCGTTATGGTGAATATCAAGTCACCATAATATAACTTATGTTGCCTTCGTCCGCCCTAATTGACAATAAGTAAACTCCTTAGAACGTAAGTCACATCTTAATCTCGTGACATAGATATTATTTTAATTTACCACCAATGACCAATATCAGTCATATCATCCCACCATTTTGCTACCCAAGAATCTGGATATTTTTTTATGATATAGTTACCAATAAAACCCAAAAGCATTATAAAAATAGCAAGAATAATAAAGTTTATCATAAAGTTTGTCATAATCTATTTTTTTAAGTTACATTATTATAAACCAACCTTCATCTCATTTAGTTCCAACTTTTAAAACTTTTTTTTGGCGGTACCAAGGGGAATCGAACCCCTACCATAAGAGTGACAACCTTATATTCTTGCCGTTAAACTATGGTACCAAATATTTTTCCCTCAATTTCAATGAACATCACAAAGATACAATTACTAATTCACATTTTCAAACACTCTCAAAAAAAAATCCATCTTTTTTTAGGAAGATGGATTTGATTTTATTAACAATTAAAACCTTATATCATACCATCTCCATCCGAGGATTTCTACCCTCAGCTCCAGTCGTTAAGTCCATATAGAGATTGTGTTTCATTTGTGAAGTTTTTACTATTTTTTTATTAAATATAACGATATAATACAAAAGGTCAAGTTGGTTACAAAAATTGTGAAATAATTTGTGCTACTTTATACCCTGTGAATGCTCCTAATGCCGCTGAACCAGGTAAAACAATGAATTTACCAAAATTACTTTCATATTTCGCACGATTAACAATATAAGATATTAAGATATAATATAAGAAAAAATTAATCAATACGGCAAGATCAATTTCTTTGGCCATAAACACAACTATTGAATTACCAAAGAAACCCCAACTGAAGTTAATCAATGTTTCTCTTATTAATTCACTAACAGATGTCTTAGCATCGGCTACCTTAATTTCTTTTGTAAATATATTTTTTTTCTTTTTCATAACTATTCTAAAATATCCCCAAATCCGTTCTCATCCAACCAATCCTTATCATCATTTATGTCTTTTAATTCATATTCAAACGCGAATATATTACATACAACATCGTCAGCACTTGAAAAAGTTTCGTGAATAAAATCAAAATCATCTGGTTCTAATTGAAACTTTTCTTTCTTTAAACATTTGAATAATTCCTTTGATGTTTTGAAAACATTAGGAGTTGTATAAGTTTTTAATCTACCCTCCATTTCCATATGTTCAAATTTCTTATAGAATTTATCATTAAACACCAAGATGTTTTCAGTTCCCCATTCATTTAGAACTTGCATTATAAATGTTTTTAACCCTTGAAAACATGCTGTACGATAGTCATCAAATTGTTGTTGAACGGAGACATCCCCAAATTCAACTTCACTTGTTTCCTTTTCGTGTTCGGCAATTTTATCCAATGCCATTAGTTGGAGTTGTTCCCATGTCGTATCATAGGGTTTATAGAAATTCACAATTACCATTGGTGTCATATTTTTTTGTTAAATAAATTCATTCTTATAAGTATGAAACTCAGTATCAAATTGACTATAATCTTCAAATAATTCTTCCCCAATTTGGATATCTTTATTTGAAATTATTATTTCCCCCACAACATCTAAATTTGGATTGTAACTATGATTAATAAAGTTAGTTAAGTCACAAGAGGAATAATAAAACCCATCATCTTCCTTCCACCCATATTTTTCAAAAAATTCTTTTTGAGCTTCGTTCAATTTATTGAATGTCGTTTCATCCATTTTAATATCCACACCTTCCACGAATTCCCAAACTATAGTTCCTTTTGGGATAAATTCTTTTGTGAATAAACCTAAGTCCATTTCAGGATTAGTTGCTATTTTAACTTCTACTTTATATAAAAACATATCTTAATTATTATCATAAAACATATAATCAGAATCCTCAGTTTGCCATTTCTCGAACCCCTCACAATTATAATAATCCTTATTCACCAAATAATCTGGCTTCTCAGGGAAAGATTTTGTGACAAAGGATGGTTCTGCCCATTTTATTCTATTATTTGGTTGTAGGGCAATCTGGCCATTATTCAGTAGTATTATGTGGTGTGATTTATGTTCCATTGGATCCTCAGCCAAAGTAAAGTCACTATTCAAATCACTAGAACCCCAATTTATTGTGGCATAATAACTTCCATCATACCATTTCTTATCTTTCATAAAGACTGAAACTTTGGTATCATAGATATAACTTAAATGATGTACCGAGAAATTGTATGAAAAACAATTCCATATTTGAAGATAATGGAATGGTAAATCAACATCAGGTGATTTGGGTTCAGTTAATAATGCGTGAGATGGAAGTTTATCTCTCATAACACCATTATTAAATAATACTTGGAATAATGCCGCTTGTCCTGGTAAACATCTAATTGAGATTATAACACCCTCAGTAAATTCACCAAATCCCTTCTTATTTTGATATAGATATTCATTTCGAACATATACCTTTAAGGGGAAAAAATTACTTTCAATATAAGCCATAATTAATTTGTTGGTATGTCATTTGTTCCATACTCTCTTATCAAATAGTCGGTAAAATTTTCCACACTTTCAACATTAAATTCAATTTTATCGTGCCAAATCTTTTTTTCAATTTTTTCATACAACCACCAACCAACTAAATCCTGTATCCATCCGTATTGTTCGTCTTTTTCTTTTCTGAGGATGGTCGGAATGGACTTCTCAAGTTGCGAAATGGTGTTGTCAAAGTCAAGTAAATCAACTCCCATAGTATAGAGCTTGTGTACCTTCTCATCTTGTTCTTTGATTTTTGTTAATGTTTCGATTATGTAATCCCTTACCATAATAAATAGTTTTAATTGTTGATAAAATTTGCATAGATGGAGGGACTCGAACCCCCAACCGGCTGGTTTGGAATCAGCAACTCTACCAATTGAGCTACATCTACATTTGTTTGAGGTTGGGGAGGGATTCGAACCCACGATGAATTTTCATTCGATAGTTTTGCAGACTAGTGCCTTAACCAACTCGGCCACCCAACCCTATTGTTTCTTTTTATATTACCTATAACTCAATAAAGATATCATAAGTTCCATTTTCATAGTAATTTGTTGAACAATTTCTTAATATGATACCATCATAATTTTTTTCAATTAACATTTCTTTATATTTGTCAACCCCACCGAATTTGTATATTTCATCCATATAAACTTGAAATGAGTCATAATCTTCATCATCTGAATTAACAACATATGGATTTTCAAATTTTATTTCTTTAGTTAAAATCTTACCCTTAGAACCTTTTATATTTTCATATCTATCAGTATCAACAGAATAATCAATAAGTCCAGCAAACCATTTGGCCATAGTTAAATTATCTGTCCAAAATACACCCATTCCATCATCAGATACTTTACCATAGGTAGCGTTAATTCTATCTCCAATACCACGATATACTATAGTATAATTTTCAAATTCTTCTTTTAAAATTGTTTTAATACGTATTCTTAAATCTTTCATCATTTTTTTACTATAAATATATTAAATCCCCCAACTTCACCCCACTCGTCAGTGGGGGATAGGTTGAGTTAAGCTTCCTAACTTATACCTTGGGCTATTCGTTTACAAGCAACAAGACCACAGTAGTGAGCAGTTCTTATGGGATGCCTCGTGGTACTATTATAACATAAAGAACAATTACCTACTAGCACCTCACACCGAAATTGTAGGCAGGCTCGGTCCCTTAATTGTTCAAATCTTTATTTCACGATTGTCTGTATTCCCAAATCTTTGGGGTGTTTTCCACTTAGTTTATGAGTCACAGACCCATCACAAGTTGTAAAATACTTGTATCCTTTATCCCAAAATCGATAGACCTTACATCCATCAACTTTAAATAGAAGCTCAACGTTATAATTCGCATTATCTGTTTTTAGTTCTTCTATACCTTCTCTTTGACAACTAAGGAATAATACAGAAATTAATCCAAGGAATAATATTTTTTTCATCGTTTTTGTAATTTAAAAATTATTTAATGTGTCCTTACCTAGATTCGAACTAGGATTATACTTCTCGTCTCCACTTTGTAAGAGTGGGATGTTTAACCATTACACCATAAGGACTATTTATAAAAGAATGATTGGGCTATACTGATAATTGTACTCCAATAGAACCGAGACCGCGTATCTTAGTTACCTTTCCTAGTTTACAGTCAAAGTCCTGAACTTTCGTACCATCCTTAATTTTTATTTTCAGACCCATAATGTCAAAAAATATGTCTACTATTTTCTAATAACACCTTTCGTAACTTATTGTGTTGTGACCCTGGGGAGATTTGAACTCCCGCTCCCAATATTAAAAGTATTGTGCTTTAAACCAGCTAAGCTACAGGGTCATTTGTTATTTTTTTAAGTGAGTTACATCTACATAACACATTGAAGTAATGAATTGGTTCTATATGGTAGTTATTTTTTTCATCCAAATAAATCACCACTTCCATATCCACAATTGCTCTAATTTCGATGTGTTTATTGTTTGGATTATCTTCACTATAATCAATAAACAACTTATCACCAACCTTAAATTCACCAATTTTTACATTAACCATAATTTATTAAAATTTGCGTCCCAGGTAGGATTCGAACCTACGATCACTCGATTAACAGTCGAGAGCTCTAAACCACTGAGCTACTGAGACATTTGTTGTTGTCCTGGTGAGGCTCGAACTCACGACTTTTCGCGTATCAGACGAATACTCTAAACCAACTGAGTTACAGGACATTGTTAAAATTGTTGTGGTTCCACTAGGACTTGAACCTAGAACCTACCGATTATGAGTCGGGTGCTCTAACCAATTGAGCTATAGAACCTTTAAAAATCTTGTATAGGTGACTGGGATTGAACCAGCGACCACTAGTTCCCAAAACTAGCACTCTACCTCTGAGCTACACCTATATTATTAAACCATATATAAATCCAAACAAAAGAACAATTAGAAATATAATTCCAACTATAAACAAGTCTGAGTTCTTTGTTTTGTAAGACAAAATTAAGAATAAGATTCCAATTATCAAAAATAAAAGACCAATAATTACTAACATTTTTTAATTTTTTGTAGTCCTGACAGGATTCGAACCCGTAACGTACATCTCATATCTTTGATGCAAGCACTTGATAATAGCTGCGTCTACCAATTCCGCCACAGGACTATATTTAACTTATCTAAAATTTTCTCATATTTACAAAACAACAATCCAACTTTTTAGGTCTATCTATGTCATCTCTACCGTCAATTCTTGATTTTATATAGTCAAAGATTTCTTTTTGTTCATCAGCGTTTAAACTATTGTTGATAGTTTCAATTCTAATCTCAAATCTTACCCAATAATGTGTGTCCATAATTTTAGTTTTTAATTTTTAGTAGTCCTGACAAGATTCGAACTTGTATTAAGCTACATATTGTTTATGTTAGACCTTTCGCTCCAATCCTAGTATTAAGGAGTGTCTGAACATTCAATCTTCACTCTACCCTTAACTTTCGCCACAGGACTATTGTATCACAAAATTACGATTTCATTTTCTAATTTCCAAACACTTTGGAATATTTTTCTTCATTTAATATGATTAGGTGGGTCGCTCATCTCCACTGTCTGCATTCCTTTGAGTTATGAACTCAACTGCTCTAATCTTATTAATATTTTTCTGCGGAGGACAGAGGACACGAACCCCACACCATACTTGGTGCCACTCGCTTAGCAGGCGGTGGTAACGACCCTGATTACTTTATCCTCCAATTGTTAAATCCTTTTTCTTGAATTTTCTAAAATTGTTATTCCTAATAGAATTATACCAAGTACAATAAGTGTGTTAGGTGTACCTATTAATTTTGGAAGGGGCAAAAGAATACTAAGCACAAAACCGAAAATCAAGATGAACAATAAATTTCTCATTTTTTTAAACTTTTAATTGTTTCTAAATTCATTTACATAAACCCCTTCCCTTACCATTTAGTTCCAAGATTTAATTTTTTTTTGTGGTATCTAAGTTTTAAATTAATTCATCTGTCGGCATACAATACATAATGAATCGGTGTGAACCATACTCATTTTCGTAATAATAACTTCCTTGATTTACCTCATCATTATTGGGTTCAAACATTATGTATTTAGAAGTGGGGTCAACACCAATTCCCATATATTTGTCTAATAATTCCAACACTCTTTGAAGGGTTGTTGCGGAACAAATAGGTATCCCCCATTTTTCGTGAACAATAAAATACATTGTATTTTTCATATTTGTTATTTTAAATTTTTTTGTAGTCCCAGCCCGATTTGAACGGGCATCTTATCATCCGTAGTGATAGATTCTAATCCATTGAACTATGGGACTAAATTTGTTGCGGAAAGTTGAGGTGTCGATCCCCATACAATACAATTGTACCTATCGTTTTCAAGACGTAGACCCAGGCCGCTGAGCTTAACTTTCCAATTTATTTTTTTAATGTAATTAGACTTTATTATTTAAATGATATTTATAGTAAAACAAATTTATGAAAAAGATAGTAAGATTAACAGAATCAGATTTAATTAGACTGGTTAAAAGAGTAATTAATGAAGACAACTTGAAAGAGTTTGGTTCACGTAAAGATTATGAACATGAAAAAAGCTGGAATACCAAATCTCCAAAAGTATACGATACTCAAAACCCAGAACAAGATGATGACACTAAAACAATTATGGATTACATTAAAAAATTATTCGGATTAGGTTTAAAACCTAAAGAAATTAGAAAAAAATTAAAAGAATTGGAATAATCTTTATTTAAGTAGGTATGATGAGAATCGAACTCACTAAACCAACATCCACAATGTTGTCCCTCTCCATTTGGGTTCATACCTCATATAATCCATTTTCAGATGGTTTTTTGTCCATCTTCTCTGCGAGTTCCTTTTTGCTGATGTCGTTTTCACGCAATAGCTGATTGGTGCGAACCACCAGGTCGGCATACCAATCTACAAAGATTTCTACATCTTTCGGTGTGCTTTTCAGCAATCTATCTACGGTTTTGCTTCTCATTGTCTTATAGTTGTTTGGTGGTGGGAGTAGGAATCGAACCTACATTAAATAATCTTCAGCTATTCGCCTTGACCAACTTGGCAATCCCACCATAATTTATATTTGATTACCTTCTTTTAAAGTTGAAGACATTTCACTACCATCCCCAAATTCTTGGTAAAAATAAACAAACATTTTTCCATTAATGTCAGTTCCTTTATGTAAAATTCTTGTGACTTTTTTTAGTTTACCAAACATATTTGGAATAACATCCCCAACTTCAAGATTTAAAATTTGATTTTTAGTAATCATAAAATAAATATTTTAAGTATGAAAAAATTTAGAGTAAGTATCCACCACGTTTAAGGCTGGTTGTGGACAGTGCTACCTACGACCTTTCCTTACTCTCCCACAAAATTACAACCCTTTATTTTTATTTCCAAATGTTTTATCAAGTTTTTTTTAAAGTGGTCAAATTTAACCATTTTAAACTACACCATATTTATGATAAAATAGAATTATGAAAATTATAATTAATGAATCCCAATATAAAACAATCCTTAAAGAATTTATGGGTTCAATTGAATCAAGTAAGTTTATGAAAATTTTTAAAAAATTTTTGGAGGATAAAAATATTGTTATACTTTATGATGATTTTAGAGAATTTACAATGCACACAAGTATAAAAATACCTAAAACAAACTTTGATGATTATCTAACCATATTTTCAGAGATTGAAAAATTTATTGAAATTTATGGGTGGTTTATTTCAAGTTATTTAGTGATTTATAATCACCCTAATACATCAATTTATGATGAAAAGGACATTAAATTCTTAGATTATAGAAAATTAGTTGATTGGCTAAAAACGAATGAGTCAAATATCCAACTAAAACATATAATGTTAAATTTAGAAAAAAAATACACAGAACAAAATAAAGGCCATAATGTTTTTTACCACGTAACAGATAAGAAAAACACTGAAAAAATAATGACTTATGGATTAAGACCTAGAAAATCACAAAATAAATATTTCAATTATTCTGATAGAATTTACCTAGCTGATTATGTCAAAGTAGCTTATTATATAAACGACCTTTTTAAAGATCCTAACGCCAAAACTGATTATGGTAAAGAAGGTGTTGTCGTATTTGAAATTACCTTACCTGATTCATTTAAAACTTATTTTGACCCAAAAGCACCATTGTCATCCTATACCTTAGAACCAATACCACCTAAATATATAGAAATTTACGATTATCTAGATTAGATGTTCCCCCTGATGGAATTGAACCACCATCCTCAGAACCAAAATCTGATGTAATAAGCCTTTATACCAAGGAGGATTATATTTTACCAACGATGTCAAAGAACACAAAAAAACCCTGAACGTCTTTTGTCCAGGGTTTGTATAAAAAATTAATATTTTTTTTACCATCACGAGATTCCACCTGAACCATAAGAATCCGCTGACCAACAATTTTTAAATTGCGGTTGCACTGAATTACTAATATGGTTTATCGATGTTCTCATTTTTGTTATTTGTTTATAAATATCACTAAATTATTAAAAAGTTTGGTTCGGAATGATTTTTTAAGATATGCTGTCTTTTTTAAGTTGCTGAACTCATTCGTTATAACCTTAATTGTCAGGATAGTTTTTGTTCAATTTGACTAAATTTGATATTTTAATTTGCTGAATCTATCCTTTGTTCTATATAACGTAAATTTAATTTAAAAGTTTCATTAAGTCAAGAAAAAATAGGAAAAATTGGTTTCAGAATGGGTTTTTGGTTAGTAATTTATTCCCGTGCGATTAGGAAAGTGAGACTAACCCCCCTCCTTATCAGAGGGTGACAGGGTTTGAACCTGTCCTCGTATCCATTGTGATAGTAATTGATTTGTTGTGTTAACTTTGCAGTAATCATTCCTTTTAAACCAATTTTTCCATTTTTTTTAAACTTCTATCATCTTGTATCTTTCGGACTCAATGGTTTCGGTCATAATTAATATTGGTGATAGTTCTTTTCCACCAAGAATTGACTTCAAGATTGATGGACTAAAACCAGATATTAACGCTGTACCACTTTCATCAAAACGAACAGGGAAGTTATCTCCTCTCGATTGTATGTTCCAAAAGATAATACCAGGTAGTTGATATCCACTATTCTCATATTCTTCACGAATCATTTGAATTGCGGAATTATTACGACCAGTTGCTTGATTAAATTCCATATCTGATAAGATAAGGATTTTAGTCGGCATCTCACTTTGAGGTACATTGTGTTTAATTGATTGGTTTAGAATCAATTTGAACACAGACTCCAAGTTTGTACTCATACCCCAATCGGCAGCACGTAGTTGTGTGTATCTATCATATAGATTACCACTCAACTTTTGTAATTGTGGTCTCTCAGAGAATGTTATGAAAGAGTCTTTAAAAGAACCTTCATTTCTTTCTGAAATATACAATCCCAATGATACTGCAACATCCATACAAGTTAGATTATTGTTTTTTCCTGCAGAACCACTAACCATTGAACCTGATACATCAACTACTGGTAAAATTCTTTCAGTACTTCCTTCCATAAAGTTGGGGAGAGCTTTCCATTGTTCTATTGCCAAATCTTTGACACCTTGTTCCAAAGTTTTAACAACATCATATGGATATACAGCCCCAGCATTTACTTTGGTCTCACCTTTTTTCAATGATTCCAAGTATTCTCCAAAACCAGTTAAATTGTGTTTAGAGAATGCTTTGGTGTATCGAGCCATAGCCAAAGATGGTACTTTTGAGTATTCAATATTTGTCCACTCGTTAGCACACATCTTTTGCTCGACCGTTTTGGAAAGAACAACCAAAGTTTTACGTAATGATTTTGGTGTAAGACCCATAACCTTCCTGATTGAGTTAAAAATAACTCCTTTTCTTGGCATCCACTTTGCACATAGTCCATTTTTGGCTTCTAAACCTTGTACTATTGTGTCAATCGCATCGTCATTCACTTTTGTGTTGAATAGGACTGTAAGATCGTCCCAACGACCGAATTCAGGGATGAATTTAATATTCTTTGCCAATACTTTTGGGGCCACCTCTGCTAAGAGTTGGATTATATCACGGAATATTTGTCTTTCACCAGCACCACCACGAACATCTCTTGCCCAAAATAATATACGCAATGCAGTTTTAGGACTCTCAATGAAAGCCTTTGAGAATAGACTTAACAATCTTTCTTTGTCTTGTCCTCTCATTGCTCCAATGGTGAAGAATAGATTCACACACTCGTTAAGAGTTGATGAATTTGTAACCATACCATTTTCAGTTAAGGTATCTTCTGTCTGTAATGCGTCTAAGAAGTTCATAATATTCTGTTTTTGAATTTGTTTTGAAAGTATATGATTAATACTTTGGTTTGTCAAGTGAAATTTTAAATATTTGTTTTAAATTTTTCATTCAAAATATCAAAAAGTTTATTGATATTGTCAATTTCTTTTTGATAAAAATTTTTGACCTCCTCGTGTTGTGATTTGTTCATCTCATCAATAAAATGATTTCTTAACATCATAGAATGAGACGTTAATAATACAAATTCATCTTGGTTTAACTTTAAATTTTTCATTTTAAATCTTGTATTTGAATTAAATAATTTGTTACTTCTTCTGGTTTTAGATATCCAAGAACATCACTAGTAATTGGGGTATCATAAGTTAATTTTCCATCATTATCAAGTATGGCCAATTCATATAAACCTATATGACCACCATATGAATGTGTAGTACGAATTACTGAAGCACCATACCCATTTTCAAACATAATTTTACCAGCAACACCTGCCCAATTAGGCTGGAAATCAATATCCTCAAATGTTTTGTAATGTAAATCACAAAGTTCAATTAATTTATTGACACTAAGTCCAAATTGTTCTGATGTGTTGATTAAACCATCAGTTTCAATGTTTGATTTTATGGCATCAAGTGTTTTCTGTTTCATTGGGATTAATTTTACACAAAAATATGGTTTAAGATTTAAACAAACAAATTTTTAATCATAAAAATTAAGTTGTCTTTTACAATTGTTACAAAAAGTACCTGTTTCGTATTCATCATTATTGATTGCCATAATACAACTCAAATTACTACAATGACTTAATCCTAAAGTATGACCAATTTCGTGAATTAATGTTTCTCTTAGGGTTGATTTATCGCCTTTAACAAATACAGTACCACCAGTTTTTGCAGCATATCCTTTAATGTGTATACCTTTAGCCCACATTCTCTTATCGAGAACATAAACAATTCTATCTTGAGAATAAAATTTATTTAGACAAGTTTCGGCATTAACTATATCACTACCTGAGATAAATAAATCACTAGTCAATTCAGTCTTACGACCAATGTAAGCTTTCCAACCATAAAAACTCTCAATAACATTAACAGCATCTGTCAAGTCACTATAATCAACATCACCTAAAGGTTTTACCAAAACAGTACATTTTGGAAAATACATTTTCTCATTATGAGTACAAGTAGATTTGTGAGAACAATTATGGGTTTCCACATCAGTTTCACCTTGTGGAGTATAGTTTGGTTTACAACCAAAAATAAAAGATACAACAATAAGTACGATTGAAAGTTTGATAGAGTTTTTCATATTTGTTTATTTTTTTGATGTTACAAATATAAGAACTACTATTGACTAAACAAAGTTCCAAAGAATGAATTATTTTTTCTTAATACTCATTTTTGCCAAATTATGTCGTTGTGAGTTCTTATTGTCATTAACAACGTTTCTTGATACTGGTTTATTTTGTGGAGTTTGTGGTTTTTGATTTGGTTGTACTTTTTGTTCTGGTTTCTTCCCTAATATTTCATTGATTTTACCATAATCAATTGTTTTGGGATGAATTAATATTGTTTGGGAAATATCTTTTTTTGGGGTTATTTCAATGGTTGTCTCAGTATTGTGTATTTTATTAGTGTAAACATCATAAAAGGTGGCGGTCACTAATTCTTGTAGTGGATTAAAATTACTTTTACGTTTACTCATTGAGTAATATTTATTTCTTAATGGTGATGATAATCCAGTATCTTTTCTTTGGGTTAAACTATTCGAATGAACTCTCCTATAAAATACAACATCAGTTGTATAACTGAATTTCTTATTGTTTTTATATAGTCTGACCATAAAATCTGAATCTGCGGCAATTGGCCAAGGTTCAAATCCATTCATTGATAAAAATAAATCCTTTTTGATTGCGAAGACACCTTCACCATATGTGTTTGATTTGTTAATGTTATAATTTGGTGTATTTGTAAAATCAGAATACATTGGTTTGACAAAATCGTTTGAACTCATTCTTCCTAATATATCTGAAATCATATTTTCTTTCATTATATCATCTGAATCAAAGAAAAGTAATATATCTGAATTGGATATTTTGGCTAATGAGTTTCTAACAATATATGGTCCATTATTTTTGTCAAAATAAAAAAATCTTATGTTTTCATTGTGTTTGTTTTTCTTAACATATTCTAATGTTTCCTCACATCCATCAATCCCTACCAAGATTTCACAATCAGAGTACCCTCTAATACTATTTAAACACTCAGATAACATTGTTGGGTTTTTGAACGTGGGGACAATGATGGATATTTTTGGTCTAACAAAATACTCTAACAAAAATGAGTCATCATTCGCATAAAGAATAAAGTCAGAGATTACTAAATCATCTAAAGGACCAAAATTATTATTACTTTGTTTTTTATGTTTTTTATCGTGATAGTATTTTCGTATTGGCGAATTCATACCAGTATTAGGGTTTGATGTTAAGCTTTCGGTATGTTTCCTATAATATAAACCAACACTATCCAATGTTTTAACTCTAATCTTGTTCGCAGTAACTCTCCAAAAAAATTCACCATCCGCAGCACAGTCCCAAGGTTCAAAACCATTTAATGACATAAATACCTTTTTATTGATACCAAAAGTGCCAACATGATAATGATTGGCCGGAGCATTGTTAATATAATTTACATAATTATCTCTAAATGTAATATAACGATACCTTACATATTCATAATTGTCTAATGCGTTTACAACATTAGAAGCTAAGGTTGATGTCATAACATCATCGGAATCAAAAAATAATAACTTTTCGTAAGTGGAGTTTTTAACCAAAGTATTTCTGATTATATATGTACCTACTTTTTTGGTAAAAAATAATATTTTTACTTTATCAGATAATTGATTTTTAATTGATATTAAGAATTTCATTGTCTCAATACAATTATCAATTCCAATCAGTATTTCATATTCCAAATCGCCACAAGAATTTATGATTGATTCTAATGTTTCTTTGATATATGATGTATTTTTGTAAGCGGTTACTATTATTGAAATCATAATTATTGTTTAATAAGAATATCATTTGGATTTAATTTTGAGATTGTATTATTATTATGAATACATAATTTTACGTAACCTCTAGGTATATAGATAATATTCCCACTTAGTCTTTTTAAGTGGTCGTGCATTACATCAAAAATACCATGTTTTGTTTCTTTTTGAATTAAAGTACTAAACATTGAACAAACTTTAGAATAATCTCTACTATGAGTATATTCTTTTTTTGTATTTACAACATATTTTGTTGGGTGGAAGTTTAAAATAAAATTATCATATTTATTAATATTTTCATAATATAATTTATGGATATGTTCTATGTAATTTGGCATCATAATGTCATCACAATCGTGTCTTGTTTGGATTGTTATATTGTTTTTAATGACATATTCTTTATAATCTTTAATAACATCAGTAAAAGGTAATAAATCAATTTTTGGATTTATTTCATAATCTTTATAGATTTCGTTATTGTCAGTAAATTTAAGAACATTAATATTTTTATTAATTTCATTTTTTATTATATCAAAATGTTTTGGATTAACAATTAATGCGATTGTGAAATCTTTGTTTGTTTGACTATTTATTGATGGGATATAAGTTTCCTTCATTATTTCAAAATATTTTTGGAAATCCTCATCTTTACCAAACTTACATCTTGTTACTATTATATGTTTCATAATTTTTTTATCTATAAATACTATCTATGAAAATTTACGGTGTTTATTTCGCGGCATTAATTAATCAATGGGATTTGATTATTCAAGAACAATTAAATAATTTTTTTAATTCTGAATTATTTAATAAAACTGATAAATTTTTTATAAGAATTTATTATACTAATGAAAATGAATTAAAAAAATTTAAATCATTATTAATAAATAACAATAAAATAATAATTACAGAAACAAATATAAATGAATATGAGTTTGGTGCTTTAAAAATTTTAGAGAATTTAAGTAAAACTGATGATTTTTATTGTTATTATTTCCACTCAAAAGGGGTAAGTAAATTATCAAACAATTTTCTTACCAAGAATATAAAATCTTGGCGAGAATATATGGAATATTTTATGATTGATAAATATGATATATGTTTAAATGAATTAAACTTGGGTTGGGACGCTGTTGGTGTAAAATTAAGAAAAACACCAAATACAAAATTTAATCATTTTTCTGGTAATTTTTGGTGGACAAAAAGTAAATTTATTAATACATTACCAAGTATTGATAGTTTAGATTTAACAAAAAGACATAATGCAGAATTTTGGATTGGATATACAAATGGTAAATTGAAATGCATACATAACTCCACAGAAGCTGGCTATCAAAAAATTATTACAGAAAATTACAAAATTTAAAATAAGTTAAAATGCAAAAAGTATTAGTATTAAACGCTGACTTCACCCCTATAAATATAACTAGTGTTTATAAGGGATTTACTTTGGTCAACAAAGGAAAGGCTGAAGTAATAAAAGCAAGTGAGAATCCAATTGTCTCAGGTATGAAGGAATTTGTACGTCCATTGATAATCCGTTTATTAAATTTTGTTAAGTTCAGAATCAATAAATTAAGAATCAATAGACAAAGAATTTATAAAAGAGACAACAATGAATGTACATATTGTGGTAGTAAGAAAAATCTTACTATTGACCACATTATACCCAAATCAAGAGGAGGACAAAACACTTGGATGAATCTAGTAACTTGTTGTTCAAGTTGCAACAGATTGAAAGGTGATAAGACTCCAGAAGAAGCTAATATGAAATTAAATACTAGACCTTACGAACCAACAATATTCTCAGAAATATTGAATTCATCAGTTGGACAAGTTTGGAATGAATTCAAAAACGATATCTACTAAAACACAAAAGGACGTTTTCACGTCCTTTTGGTAGATGTTGGATACCTCCCTTTCTTTTAGTCGAGTTTATCCCATGTAAGCACTACCTTACAGGTATCTATAAATATCAAATTTTAAATGGAAAATTTGATTCTGGTTTATTAATTTCAGGACTACTAATTTTTGGTAATTCTAGTGTCATATCATCAGTTTTTGATATAATGTCACTAGTCTTTGTAATTAAATCACTTGCCGTTGATTTTAATCCATTTGGTTTACTTTGTTGTATTAATTTCTCACCAACTTTATCCATTTTATTTGTTAATCCACCCCATTTCGGACAAATTACACCTGATAATTTTTTCTGTAAATTTTGAACAAAGTCAGTATCTGCCATAACATCAGTTAACGCATTTCTAATTGTTGCAGTTATTGGGTTTTCATATCCTTTTGACGCTAAAAACTTTCTAATCAAACCTTCAACCAAAGATTTTGTAAAAAATGGAACTGCATAATTACAATCAGTCAATTTAAACATATCACCTATTGGTAGATTACCTATTGAAGTTATAAATATTGAACCTAACAAACTATCTGGTTTTAATTTAAATGACTGAAGTAACCATTTTGCTGCGTATTCTTTAAAATATCCAAATAACGCATTTACACCAGTTCCACTTAAAAATTTTTGTGCCATTTCTAATGTTTGTTCCGAAATAATATCAGAGTTAAATCCTTGATAATTTAGATACACATTTTCCAATAAAATATCATTAAAAAATGAATCTAAATCTTCTCTATTTCTGATTCGTCTATTCTCAACTAATATCTGTAAGTGTTTTTTGATGACAATGTCCTCTCTAATAATTGTTTTTTTTTTAATTTCATCAAATTCTCACTAATAATATTTTTTAGTAATCTATCTCTTGATTCTTGTTGTACTCTTCCAGCATCAGCGTCACTTTTTTTACGTAATCCATATTGAGTTAAGGCAGCTCCCTTCATATATTCATCAGAATATTTAATCTTATATGCGGCTCTTGTTGATGTTGGTGCCATCATCTGATTAATCTTATCTTTTAATTTAGGATATCTTCCCTTGAATGTAGTTAAACAAGCTTCAACTCTTCTTTTTTCCTCAAGACTTGGGGCTGTTTTTTGTTCATTACTAACCATATCCGTATAATAATCTTCAATGTATTTACGACAATTATCTTGAGTCAATGTACCTGCCCTATCACCTGCTCTGCTTATATTTACTTTTCTTGCAATTATATAACCTTTTGGAAATAATTGAGGATATTGGTCTTTATAGGTAATAAGGTCACCACTATAATATCTAGCATCACTTAAATCAACTTTTTCTAATTCACCACCTCTTTGTTCAGCGGGTGAAAAATCATCAAGTGGTTTCCATCCACCCCCATCTGGGGTAATTAAATAATCAACAAGTTTTTTTGCGTTTGTACTAAGATTTTTTGTACCTTTAGGTCGATATATTAAAAATGGAGATGTAAAATTTGTTGCGTAACCTTCATAACCTGCCAATACACCAGTATATGATTCGGGTTTTTGTAAATCAACTCGTTCATATTGACTTAAATCTACACCTTCTATTTCACTTGGTTCTAAATACGCATTATCTTTTGCTCTTTTTAAGACGATTTGAGCTTCCTGACCCAAATCTCTTCTACCTTGTTCCATTCCACTTGCAGTCCCTCTAGGTTTATAAAGCCAAAAAGTTTTTAATTGAGGCTTGTTTATAATGTCAAGTAATAATTGATTATTACCAATTAATCCTAGTACATCTTTATCAGTTGCAGGATTTACTAATTGGTAGTTAAACATCTCTTTTGCTGAAACTTCACTCCACTCCTTATAACGCCTATCTTTTAGATAATCAATGATTTTTTGTTCATCAGGACTTTTTACTGTGTCTGTTGTTGATTTAATTTCATTACATAATGTTGCTTCAACAAATTCTTTTTCAACACCATTACCATCACGATAACTTACCCTAAATGAGTTTCCATCTTGGTTAGGGACAATATACATATGTGGGTACTGACTTAAATTAGGATTAGCCGATTGTTTATAAAATGCCTCACCAAATGAATGTGGATATTCTTTTCTAATTTGTGGAATTTGGTCTTTAGTTGGAGTAAATCCCTTATAGCATCCATTATTGAGTGCTAACTGAAAAAGTTTATTTTCATAATTACCAATACCTACAACATTAGTACCTGTTAGCGGATCTTCATATAATAGTCTCCTTAATCTTGTATTTTTCATAGTAAAATTTTTTTTATTATAAATATATTGAAGTTATAAAAGAGTATTCGCTTTACCTCTAGTAACTTTAACAATATCTTTCCATTTAGTTAATCCAATTTGATTTGCTGGCCCTCTAGTTGCTCCCGACTCCCATTTTGTTACTGTAGGATAAGCAGGTTTAGACCCCCCACCACTAGTTGCGGCCGCGGCATCTTGTTCATCAAGTTCACCATCAATATCTTTTTTGGGTGTATATCTTTTCATCAAGTATATTATTTCATCAATTTGAAAATTTTCCATTATAAAAATTCTGGTTTTGGTAATTTATCTGTGAATAAAACATAATATTCATTAAGAAATGATAATATTTCATTTTCATCAATAAATAAATCATCATCAATATCCTCATAGTCATCACTTGAATTAAATTCATCTATATCCGTATGAAAATTATATCCAAAATCATCAATGTCAATAAATGGGATTTCAGCTTCCCTACACTCTTCTTCACTATCTAAATTAGTTCTAAATGTAACTTCTAAAACTTCTTCTAGTCTATTAATATGGAATGTTATTATTTCTATGACTTCCATTTTTAATATTTTTTAAATCGTTTAAACATATCCAAAGTTTTATTAACTTGTTCTTGTAAAGGTTCTACCATATCCTCATCAATATCCTCATTATCCAAATAACTATCCTCTTCAAAATATTCATCCTCTTCGTCTATTTCCATAAAAGGTTCATCCATTGTTCCATGTTCTTCAGAGAATAACCCAGTATCCATATCATCATACCTCATTTCATTTATTCTCATATTGGTGTATGATTTAACTTCACCTTTATTATTAACAGTTATTCCACCTTTATCATTTGCATAATCTTGGACATAAAGTGGTTGTTGATTTATTTTTTGTCCATATGTTGTTACAAATCCATCATAGACTTGTCTGTGTTGGTCAAGAATGTCATTCCTTTCCGCTTTGTTCATTTTAAAAAAATATGCGTTCATGTTCTTTTTATTTATAAATATTATGTATTTATTTAAATATTTATTGATATGAGAATTATAATTACAGAAAGTCAAAAAAGAATGATATTACTTGAAAACATTGGTGAAGACCTTGGAAGTATTATCAAACAAAATGCTGAAAGAGTAAAAAAATTGATTTCAGAAGTTCAAACTCAAATTGGAATGAATCTTCAATTTCTTTTAACTTGGGGGGCAGGTATTGGTGGATTTATGGGTCCTGTTGAAGATTTTGTGAGAGGTAGATTCCCAGAATTAACCGATTTACAAGTATTTCTTATTATTCTTGGTGTCACATCAACACATTTAATTGAAAATAAAGAACTTAACAATAAAATATTAGATAAAATAAAAGAAGGCGGAATTTTAAAACAATTTAAAGTAACCTCAAAAAAAACAAGTGAATTAAAATCAGTTTTTTCTGATTTTGTTGAAAGTTTGGGTGTCACATTCCATAGAATAACAAATATGTTGAGTTATACCTTTATAATACCAATCATCCCAATGATATATCAAATGGTAACTGATGGATTAGTGACAAATAGTGATTTAAAAAGTTTGGCGACAAGAGTTATTGCTTTTACTGGTTTAACTATATCAGGTATTCTTTTCAAAGATTTAATTACAAAAATGGTTAGAAGATTTAAGGGTAAATAATTGAATTTCTTAAATTATTAATTTATGTTTTGATTAAACAAATATAAATTACATATGCAGAAATTTGATTTTAAAGACATCACCTTAGTTCCTGAAACAATTACAAATATTGACTCAAGAAGTGAAATTAACATTTTAACAGAAAACTTTACCCTACCCATTATAGTAAGTCCAATGGATACTGTGGTAGATAATTCAAATTATAAAAAGTTTTTAAGTAACAATTTAGAAGTTTGTTTACCAAGAGGGGAATATTCAAGTGATAATAATGTTTTTACATCAATATCATTATATGATTTTGAACTAATGGTGTTAAAACATCAGAAATTTGAGAAAGTACCAATATATCAAAAAATTCTTGTTGATATTGCAAATGGTCATATGTCAAAATTATATGACTTGTGTAAATACTTCATTGAACATATCAAAACAGACCAAGAATTAATGATTGGTAATATTGCCAATCCAACAACATATGATAAATTTGCTGAACTTGGTGTTGATTATATCCGTGTTGGTATTGGTGGCGGTTCAGGATGTCTAACATCAGCGAATACTGGTGTTCATTACCCTATGGCGTCCCTTATTTCAGAATGTTATCAAATTAAAAAGAAAAGAGGTTATAAAACCAATATTGTTGCTGATGGTGGATTTAGAAATTATGACGATATAATTAAAGCATTAGCCCTTGGTGCTGATTATATTATGTTAGGTGGAGTATTAAACAAATGTCTTGAATCTTGTGCTCCGGTTTATTTCAATAAATGGATTAAATTAAATGATTCAACATTAACTTATATTTGGAATAACTTACCATACCTTAGAAAATATATGTATAAAAAATTTAGAGGTATGAGTACAAAAGAAGTACAAAAAAAATGGGGTAGAGATAAACTAATAACATCCGAAGGTATATCAAAATATAATAAAGTTGAATATACTTTGGATAAATGGCTTGAGAATCTACAAGATTATCTTAAATCTGCAATGTCATATACTAACTCAAGAAATTTAGAAGAATTTAAAGACACTGAATATATATTTATTACGGAGAATGCCTTAAAAAGGTATTATAAATAATATGAATAAGAAAACCTTAATTAAAATTGTTGAAGATGTAGACTATTTTGACAATTACGATTCCCCTCAAGAAATTTATATAAATTTAAATGACTATGTTGATCAGAATCTTTTAGATGTTATGAATGGTAAAGACGTAATGTTATTTTGTTTTTTAACTTATGAACAAAGATTTTCAGTCGATTTATCTAAATTATATGACTTTATTAGTAATAACTACTCTAGATTTACTATTGGAGAAATTTTAAGTTTTAATCCAAATAAAGAATGTTATGAATGTTATGGTGGTGGTAATGTAGGTTGTATAAAATGTCATGGCGATGGAGAAGTAGATTGTTCTGAGTGTGGTGGTGATGGTAGAGTAGAATGTGATGTCTGTGATGGTGATGGTGTTGATAGTGATGGGGACGATTGTTATGATTGTGAAGGTGTCGGGGAAGTAAAATGTAGTAATTGTTATGGACGAGGTAGTGAAACTTGTTCTGATTGTGGAGGTGATGGTGATTTAGAATGTGAAATATGTGATGGTAAGGGAGAGATTAAAGCTATTAATGAAACTTTGGTTAAAATGACTAGATATCTATCTTACGATATTAATTTTACTAAAAAATTTGAAAATATGGTGCCAGATGATGTTATTTCCCCAGAATTTTATAACCGATTGATGAGTAGAAAAAAGTTTTTAGTAATTCAAGATTCTGATTATCTTTCTGAGGACTATGACCATCCAAATTATAAAGAAATGGAAGAAGGTGATGTATTTTTAGTTCAAGAAAAAAGTAAACCTGAATTAAAACATAGTTTTGGTAAAATTAGTGCATATTAATTTTGACTTTCAAATTACTATTTCCTTTAATAACACGATGATAAACACCCTCTGGGATAAAATATTTTTCCCCAACAATTAATTTGATGGGGAGTTCATTATCCATTTGTAAATACCAATTATCACTTTCTAAGATTTCAACAAGTCTATTTTCTCTATCTCTATGCCATTTTAATTCTTCATCATCAACATTTTCATCAAATGTTCTGATTCTAATGTCATCAATTATTTCTTGTTGAAAGGGTAAATTTTTCATTACCAATTAGCACTAGATTTTAATCCCAATTTTTTGGCATGCCTCCCAACATTGCAACTCCAATACCCGGCCATTGTTCTGTCTTTCTTTTGGGCACAATTATGTCTTGCTCTAAATGATTTTGCAGCTTTTGGATTTCTATTTCTCACTTTAAGATTAGGATCACCAAATGTTACTTTTTTAATTGTCCCTTTTGGTGTTTTTACATAAACAGCAAATTTTTTAGGACTTCCTGGTGTTCTAAATGGGGAGTTTAATTTAACATTCTTTCCACGATGTTTTGCTTCAAATAATAACTCCTCAACTTCTTCTTCAAACATTGGAGCATCCAACCAAACCTCATCACCATTCTCTAATAATACCTTTTTACCCAAGTCAGATTCAACCAACCAAATATCATCTTCGTTTAATCTAATACTACCTTGATAGTATAAATTTCTAACTTCATTGATTAATTTAAAATACTTGTCAGAATATATTCTAAAGATATTTTCATTTAATGATATTCTGTTTTCCAAGTGATATTTTAAATCTTCAGATATCATACAAGGTTCTGTTAATCTCATTGGGGGGTCAAGAGATTCTCTCAAAACTTTTTTTATTAAATTGTCTAAACTATTTCTCATAATTTGTTTTTTTAGATAAATATTCTTACTTTTATAATCATATATTAACTATCAAACAATTAAATAACTATTATGAAATTTTATCATTTTTTTTACGCTATTATACAAATATATATTATTGTAAAAGTTTCTTATCTACTTTTTATGACTTCTTATAATCCTGAAGCATATCCATTATCAATGTTGAATTGGTGGATATATTTCCTAATTTTTGATATTTGGATGAATACCATATTAAGAAATGAAAAACCTTTAAAAAAAGATGATAACAATTAAACAACATAATATTTTTTGATATATTTATAAAGAAAAAATTTATGAGAAAATATATCATTAAAGAATCTGATATCAGAAAAGTTTTAAGACAAACAATCAAAGAAGAAATGGGGATGGAACAAAAGGAAGAAAAACAAGCTCCTCGTTGTGTTCCTGAGAATGTTATTCCATTGGATGAAATCGTTGGTAGTGCCGATGAATATGTTGACTATGCAAAAGGTGTTAATAAAAGAAAACTTGGTGTAAATTCAATGGTTGATACTTTGGGTATTCTTAATAATATAAGATTATTCAAAGATGTTAAAGATGGTGGTGCTCACTTAGCTTACAATATGATGCACCATTTAAATAAATTCAGAAATAAGAATTATTACGATGAAACTTCAGGTCGATGTAATAAAGCAATGGATAAAATCATTGAGCTTTATAAAGAAAATGAACATGGGACTGAACTTGTTAAAGATATTGAAAGAGTATTAAATCTTCAAACAAAAGATGATGAATATACGCCTTCACCAAGAGCTAAAGAATATCTAAAAAGATGTTTAGCTTTGGCTAAAGGAGAATAATCTAACCTCTTAGGAGGACTTTTAGGACCGTTTGCTGTTATGGTAACAAAGAAAGAGGACATCGCTACGTCCTCTTTTTCTCTTTATACTATTTATAGTAAAAAGAATATGAAAAAGAAATTATTTTTTGGGTGGGAGAATACTAAATGGTTTATTAGAGAAATAGGTAAAATTTATTCCTCAAAAAAATCAATATTTTCCAAAAAAAGAATTGAATCTGGTATTGCATTCATAGTTGCACAATGGGGAATGATTTTTTTCCTACTTGAAAAACATTCAACATTAACTATGACTGATTTAATTATGTGGGCTGGAGTTGAATTCGCAATCTCAGGTTATATAATTCACCAAATTCAAAAAGAAAAGAAAACTGAAGAACAAAAAGAAGAAACCCCCAACGTTTAATTGGGGGCTTTTTATTTACTTTACTTCTTCAAATTCTACATCTGAACCTGTAAATCCATCAGTATTTTCGGTTTGACCTACATTACTATAAAGTTCTTGTGTAACTTTTTGCATAGTTGAGTTAACATTATCAAGAGCTTCATTAATTTTATCCATTTCACCAGTATTTTTAGCCTCTTTTAGTACTTCCAAACCTTTTTTAATCTCTTCCTTGTGTTCATCACTGATTTTTTCATCCAAATCTTTCATTGTTTTCTCAATATTAAAGATTGTACTATCAGCTTCATTGATTTTCTCAACTTTTTCTTTCGCTAATCTATCACTTTCAGCGTTTTCTTCAGCTTCTCTCTTCATTCTATCAATTTCTTCTTGTGAAAGTCCAGATGATGACTCAATTCTAATGGTTTGTTTCTTATTTGTACCCTTATCTAGAGCAGAAACATTAATAATACCATTTGAGTCAATGTCAAAGGTTACTTCAATCTGAGGAATACCCCTCATTGATGGTGGAATACCATCCAAATGGAATTTACCAATAGTTTTGTTGTCTTTTGCCATTGACCTTTCACCTTGTAATACGTGAATTTCTACAGATGGTTGATTATCTACGGCTGTAGAGAAAATTTGAGACTTTTTAGTTGGAATTGTTGTATTTGCTTCAATTAATTTGGTCATAATACCCCCCATTGTCTCAATTCCTAATGAAAGTGGGGTCACATCCAATAAAAGTACATCTTTTACGTCTCCAGCTAACACACCACCTTGAATTGCAGCACCTAGAGCAACAACTTCGTCAGGATTTACACCTTTTGATGGTTCTTTTCCAAAGAATTTCTTAACCGCCTCTTGAATTGCTGGAATTCTTGTGGATCCCCCAACCAAAATGATTTCATCAATGTCATTTACAGATAATCCAGCGTTTTTAAGGGCTGATTTACAAGGATTTATTGTTCTTTCAACCAATTTGTCAATAATCTGTTCAAATTTAGCTCTTGTAAGTGTTTTTACAAGGTGTTTTGGCTGATTATCAATAACCATAAAGTATGGTAGGTTAATTTCAGTATTTAGAGCCGATGAAAGTTCAACTTTTGCCTTTTCTGCGGCTTCTCTAAGTCTTTGTAATGACATTGAATCATCAACCCAACCTCCATTCTCATTTTTAAACTCAGTTGTTAACCAATCCACAATTGCTTGGTCAAAATCATCACCTCCAAGGTGAGTATCACCATCAGTTGACAATACTTCGAACACACCACCACCCAATTCAAGGATAGAAACGTCATGAGTACCACCACCACAGTCAAAAACTACGATTTTTGAGTCTTTGTTCTTCTTATCTAGACCATAAGCCAATGCTGCGGCCGTTGGTTCATTGATAATACGTCTCACATTCAACCCAGCAATCTCCCCAGCTTCCTTTGTTGCTTGTCTTTGAGCATCATTGAAGTATGCTGGTACTGTAATCACGGCTTCAGTTACTGATTGACCCAAATAATCCTCAGCAGTTTGTCTCATTTTCTGTAATACCATAGCAGAAATTTCTTGTGGGGAATATTCCTTACCATCAATTTTCACTTTAGGTGTGTTATTTTTCCCTTTTACGACATTATATGGTACTCTCTTAACCTCAGACTTGATTTCGTCATAATTTGAGCCCATAAATCGTTTAATTGAATAAACTGTCTTGTCTGGATTTGTTACAGATTGTCTTTTAGCGGGGTCTCCAATCTTTCTTTCCCCTCCATCAATAAATCCAACAATTGATGGGGTAGTTCTTTTACCTTCCGAATTGGTGATAATTACTGGTTCACCATTTTCCATAATTGCAACGCACGAATTTGTCGTACCTAAGTCAATTCCTAAAATTTTGCTCATAATTTTTCTGTTTTTGTTTAATTATATGTTTTATTTTTTATGGAGTCAATCCAAAATTTATATTTCAATGTATAAAAACTAGACCATAATGAAAACAACTGACAATTTGTCAGTTTTTATGACAAATTAAATTTTTTTTATCAAATTATTGTTTTTTTGAAAACTTTATAGTATTTATTCCTAAAATAAAAATCAATGGGTACTAATCTAATCAACATAAATCGCGTTTTATCTTACTAATCCTCCTATTATTAGGGGGATTTTTTTATTATATAAATTAACACATAAAAACAAATTTTAAAAAATGAAAAACACAAAAATTTACAATGAATTGGTTCAAAAGATGAGAACTTTCTTCCAAGCTAAAGGTTTCTTGGAAGTTCCAGTACAATCTAGATTATCAATCTTAGCAGCATGTGAAAATCCACATAGCATCACAACATTTGAATATTCTGGAGAAGTTTGGCCTCTACCTCAGACAGGTCAAATGTGGTTGGAATATGAATTATTACAAAATCCTGGATATCCTGGTGTATATTGTATCTCAACATCATACAGACAAGAAAAAACACCAATACCTGGAAGACATGACTTAATTTTCCCTATGTTTGAAGTTGAAACTAAAGGTACAAAAGAAGATATGGTTAAACTTCAAGCTGAAATGTTGGAATATCTTGGTTTTGATACACCAAAAGTTGTTGATTATAACCAACTATGTGAACATTATGGTACAGAAATCCTTGAAGCGGAACACGAAACAAAAATGTGGGATGAAATCGGTGATTCAATCTCTCTTCAAAACTTCCCATTAAGAACAAACCCATTTTGGAATATGCAAAAGGGTGAAGGTGATAAGTTTCAAAAGGTTGACGTTATTCTTTTTGGTCAAGAAACTATTGGTTCGGCTGAAAGAAGTTGTGATAAAGAAAGTATGAAAGAAATGTTCTACACAATTGAAGGTGGAAACTACGCTGGAAAACTTTTTGAATTATTTGGTAAGGAAAGAGTAGAAAAAGATTTGGAAGATTTCTTATCTTTGGACTTCTTCCCAAGATTTGGTTGGGGTTGTGGTATGACCAGATTGGCAAGAGCGTATGAACTTAATCTTCAAAAAAAACTTAGTCTAGACATCGCTTAATTATGACAAAAAAACAAAATCCTGAAACCATTAATACTGGGACTACTAAATACGAGGTTGTTGTTGATGGGGATGATATCATTCAAATATGGAAATATGACAAAAGAATCAGTAAAACACCATATGAAATAGAAAATATCTATAAAGGAGAACCAAAGTTTAGTAAATTAAAAAAGGGGTCGAAATAGACCCCTTTTTTTTATTCTTGTTCACCTTCTTTATATTTTTCGTCATTAAATTCTTTTAAATTATTCTTTATATTCTTACCAAAATTAACTAAATCTAAAACGTGACGTATAAGTCCTTTCCCAAACATTACTTTCCAATTCTCATCAATTGATTTCATTTCAGCATAAATTAGACCCAAACTTATTATCTTGGTTGATAGATGTTGTATAGGTATTACATATTTAACAAATTCATCTAGTAAAAAAACATCCAACATAAAAAACAACAATATCAGTGAGGTATACCCAATTAATTTTGGAACAAACCCTCTCACAAAAGCTCTTGAAGTCCATCTAATTTTAACCCCCTCTCTACGTTGTTTAATTATCCTACAATAAGCTGTAATGATATCAAGTAATACAAATCCCAAGACAACCAATAATATTCCAGCAGAAGGGGCAAAAAACGTCAAAATCGATAACCAAAATCCAAATAACCCCTCTTTGACAGTTTCAAATAAATGCTTCATATATATTTTTTCTTTTAAAAGTAAATAGTTTTTATTAAATTTAATAATTATAAATATCTAAATTCGAATAAAAGTTGGTATTTATATAAAAAACTATTATACTATGTTAAAAATCGGATCAAAAGGAAACTTGGTAAAACTCCTCCAAGAAAAACTAGGAGTTACAGCTGATGGTGACTTTGGACCTAAAACCGAATCAGCACTAAAAGAATGGCAATCTAAGAATGGACTAACCGCTGATGGTGTTGCAGGTCCTATTACTTTGGGTAAAATGGGAATTGAAATTCCTGTAGTCAAAAAAGAACCATTAAAATTGGATAAACTTAAAGGTCACGTACCTCAAAATGTGATTGATGAAATTGGTTTAATCGCTGAAAAATTTAACCTCATCACAAATCTTCGTTTAGCGCATTTCTTAGCTCAATGTTCTCACGAATCGGGTAATTTTAAAATCCTTACAGAGAATTTAAATTATTCAAAAGATGGGTTAATGAGAATCTTTGGTGGTTATTTTGCTGGTAACTTGGCTGAATCTTATGCCCACCAACCTGAGAAAATTGCTTCTCGTGTTTATGGAAGTAGAATGGGTAATGGTGATGAAGCCTCAAAAGAGGGGTGGAAATATCGTGGTCGCGGTGCAATCCAATTGACTGGTAAACAAAATTATGAAATCTTCTCAAAATTCATTGGTGAGGATTGTGTCGCAAACCCTGATTTAGTTGCTACTAAATATCCATTAAGTTCTGCGGCATTCTTTTTCAATAATGTAGGGCTTTGGTCTATGTGTGATGAAGGTTCAACAGATGATGTTGTAACAAAAGTAACAAGAAGAGTAAATGGAGGTACAAATGGTTTAGCTCATCGTTTACAAGAATTCAAAAAATTTATTAGTTTATTATCTTAAAAAAAATAACCCCCAATAAAATGGGGGTTTTTTTATTATCTTCTATATTTTCTATATTTTCTATATCTTCTTGATTCCATAATTTCATCCTTATCTAAACCAAACTCAACATCACTAAAATCAGAACTCAAATCATCATATTTACCTTTTTCTAATTTATCAAAAACACTTCCTTTATTATTTTCTTTACATTTTTCTAAAATTTTATCCATATCTTCATCATCAACCTCATATTCAGTATAACCCATCATTCCTTTAGTATATATTGTAGCCAAACTAAAATCATATTCACGTTTAATTCCTTCAGGAAAAACTTCAGTTAAATCAACAAAAAATTCTATAGAAGTATGACCCCTATTGGGGTCTTCACTCGTTGGTCTTATTTTACCAGATAATCCATATTCGAAATCCTTACCTAGAACTCTACCATTATAAATTACTGCTATGATATGACCTTTGAATACCCATTCCATTTCATCCATATCAAAACTATCCCTTTCAGAGGCACTCCACCCTTGTCTCCAATTTAAGTTGTTTACATTGTTGATTTTAACAATATTGGTTCTATCTTGATGAGGGTTTTTATTTTTTTCTTTTAAAAAAATTATATTTTCATCATTTTTAAGGTTCTGTAATTCTGAACTTTCATTTTCTCTGATTACTCTTTTGACCAATTTCATTAAATCACTCTCGGTTAATCTTACTATTCTTTTCATTGTTTTTTTTTAATCTTTATTTATAAGATAAATATTAATTAAAACAAAAAAAACCCATTTAAAATGGGGGTTTTTTTATATGAATTCCAATTCATTTGTTTTAGGATTCCATTCCACAATTAATGGTTTGTTTTTATACTCATATCTTTCATTCAATACACTTGCATTTATATAATGAGTATCACCATCAAATACGTAGCCATATCCTGAGTGAATGTGACCACAAACGTGAATCTTTGGTTTAATTTCTTTGATTCTATCAGCCAATAATTCACAACCTAGATGTTCAGTTCTACCAATAACTTGGTCAACATAACCATAAGCTGGTCCATGAGTGATAAGGATGTCAGTATCAGTTGGAATATTATCCCATCTACGTTTTAGTTCCTCACCTTTTCTTGGTAGATTAAATGCCCAATCAAAGAATTCTGGTTGCCAAGGACTACCATATATCTTCACAGGTTTTTCATCCCCAATTTGGACTTCTACTGAACTATCTCTTAGGTATTCAAAGTTCTTATAGCTGTTTAATATTTCTTCGGTACGTCTAGGTATTAGAACACTCCCATGAACAAAGAATGGTTCTCTATCTATAAACCCCCAATCGTGATTACCAGCAATGAATACTTTGAAATCGTAATCCAATCCATCAAACCATTGACAGAAATCTTGTATCTCGTAATTATAACCCATTGAAGACATATCCCCAGCATGAATTAAAAGATTACCTCCAGGTAAATCCTTCTCGATTAATTTATGTTTGCTATGTGTATCTGATACAAATGTAATTTTCATTTTATTATGTTTTTTTTACAAAAATAAACTATTTATATGATATAATAAAATAAATTAATAAAAAATTATGAAAAAAATTATAAGATTAACAGAGTCTGATTTAATCAGATTAGTAAAAAGAGTTATAAAGGAAAACCAAACACCCTCAGTAATGGGACAAATATTTGCTGAGATGAGAGCTGATACTGGATGTTCAGACATTATTGTTAGGTTAAGAAATGTTATTAGTATGTTAATTAGTGGTACTGATTACGCAACTTATTCTAAAACAGGAACATGGGGTGAATATTTAAATTCATTAAACAAACTTAATGTTACACTTGAGCAAGAAATGGCAAGAGTGACTAAGACAACTAATCCAATGTTTACAAAAATACAAACTTTGTGTGTTGCACAAGGAATAATTCCTAAAGATAAATGTGTTGTAAAACTTCAAAAATTAATTCTATCTAAAGCCAAAGGACAAAATGAACTAGAAACTGAAAGTGGTAAAATAGAATGGGCTGATGGTATTGTTGGACTTGCAACTTTACAATCATTAGTTCTTGGTATGATTGATTTCTTCCAATCCATTTTAGCGAAAAATCCTGAATTAACAGATTCACCATTGGTAACTCAAACCGCCAAAAATCAAGTGACATATAAAGGAATTAAGGGTGTTGAACAAAAAGTAGGAACTATGCAACGTCCGTAAATAACATCATTAAAATATCAGAGACTACAAATAAGATATAAAGAAAATAAAGTAATTATTTGTAGTCTCTTTAATTTTAGTTTCAGTAAAGTCATTAGGATTATATATAGTTGTGATGTTTTCATTCTCAAACTCAAATATGTCACAATAAACTCTAGTATAGGGTAAAAAATCCAAATTATAATTATTTTTGATATACTCATCAAATTTTGAATACGCCAAATTTTTATCAAATTCCCCTTCAATAGGAAAATGGTAATAAAGTAATGTTCCCATATTTAAAAAACTTCCCGTAAAACAAATCATATAATCATTTAAATCATCTGAAAGATTTAAATTATATGTACTACAATTAGTTGGTAACTCTAATTGTTTTTTTTCTATAACATACTTTTTGAGAGTATCAATTAATGTTTTAACATTTGTTGTGTCAAAATTAATCTTAATATTTAAAGAATTTTGATTTATTAAATATTCACAAAATTCCATATTAACATTCTTTTGTGATAATATTGGTAATGAAACAAAAAAAAGAAGATTTAAAATTAAAGTTCTCATAATTAATAATTTTGTTAATATTAAAAAATGTAATTGTTTTTTTAATCCCACCAGCCTCTCATACCAGAGCCATCAAAAATATCATCCCAGTTTCCACCTTTAAAATAAACAGAAGAATCTTGCCCTTTCATAATATCCCATAATTCAATCCATTCTATTTCTTCAAGCTCTCTAATTCTTGAAAAATATTTGCGTTTGAACTCTTTTTCTTCTTCAGAATCTTTGTCCACCATTTCCAAGAAACCTGGTTTATCTTCAAGAGGTATAAAATCATAATTAAACCCACTCAAACCTCTACCCATTTCCGCTTCTACAATATCGAAATATCTATCTTCTCTAATGTTTTTAATTATCTCAGTAGCACGTCTCATTTTAGCAACTTTCTTCATTCTGCTGTGTTCAATTTCGATACCTTTATTTTCAACACCATTAGCGATGTCATTTACACCTATTTCAATGAAATCTAATGTACCACTATAATCCCACCAATGGTGATTCCACAGAGCTTTTCTGAATTTGTATATATTCCTAAAGAAATTAGGTAAATCTCGCATTAGAAACCGTTTGGTTCTACCAAACCAAGTATATGAGTAAGGCATTTTGAATATTTTTTATTTAGAACAAAAAAATTTGAGAGAATTTTGAAAAAAACGATTTGTTTTTTCTCAATTTATATGATTTTGATTTAGTTTCTTTATCAAAGTTACTAGTTAAAGTAGTTTTACTAACTTCACTTATATCTTTACCCCATTTTTTAAGATAAAGTTCAAAAAGTTTTTGAGTTGTTTCAACTTGACTTGGGTTTTCACAAGAATCCAAAACTGTCATAATCCAAGAGTACTGGTTGTAAGGTCCTTTTCTGTTCATAATGACTATAAGTTTAATGAGTGAGTTAATAATCATCACAAAAGTAAGAAAAGAAATTCAAAGTAAAAAATTATTTGATATAAAAATCCAAAAATCTTTTCACAACTAGATTAAGAGGGTGTTTAATATCATTTCTATGAATTTCCATTTGATTTGACATTTCATTTTCATAAAATTCTCGGTCAAAATCAGTTTCAGCTGTTTGTATCAGATTAGTTAATTTTTTAAATCCACCAATTTGAAGTATCTTATATATTTTTGGGTCATATTTTAGAAAATTAACAATATTTTCCTTTAATTCTTTTTTATTATTAAGATATCTAAAATATTCTTCAACCTCAACACCAAACATATCAGTATATTTGACAACAAAATCAATTTTACCACCTCTACCATCAGTTAAATTGTGATATATAAGGTCATTACTGACATTAAAAATTGTTTTAAGGTATTCAAACAATTCTTGGTTAACATCACCATAATGTTTGTTAAGTATTCTTCTTTTTTCGTTCTCCGAAATTATTATTTTTTTCATAATAAAATTGATTATCTATTTAAATATAAATATTATTGGTTAATGAAAAGACGTTTAACACTATTAATGAATAAAGTTTTGATTGAATATCTTGAAGACCTATATGGTAAAGGAAGTAGTGTTGACATTAGTTCAATAATTGTAGGTTCAAGACACAATGAAACGATAATAAATTATAAGTTATTATACACCAATCAAGAATATTTGTTAGAAACAATGAATGTTGGATCCGATTTTTTGTTGGAGAGGAGTTGGGAGTTATTGGATTTACCAAAAACAAAATTAATTTTGGCATGTTCAATGCGAATGGTTGATTTATAAAAAAAATAAAATTATCATTAAATAAAAATTACAAAATGAAAAAAGTTCAAATTGGTGACACCGTTATAGTCAATTACACAGGAAAATTGGAAGATGGGACAATTTTTGATTCTTCTTTAAATGAAGGTCGTGAACCTCTTAAATCAACATTAGGTCAAAATCAATTAATACCAGGTTTTGAACAAGGTTTACTTGATATGAGTATTGGTGATAAAAAAACAATTGAAATTGAACCAAACGATGCTTATGGTGAATATAGTACTGATAGGGTAACTACAATAAGTAAAACTCAAGTTCCTCCAGATGTTAAAGTTGGTGAGACACTACAAGGAATGAGTTCACAAGGTCCAATCATAATTAAGATTTTGGAAATTGATGGTGATGTTGTTGTTATTGATGCAAACCATCCACTAGCAGGTAAGAAACTTATCTTTGACGTTGAAGTTACAAGTATTGATTAAAAATCGGTGTTCAAACGAACACCATTTTTTTTTAAGTATATTTATAATAAAAATATTTTTATGAAAATAATAATAACTGAAAATCAATATAAGTTTTTGGAAAAAAATCACACAATATTGGAACAACTTGAAAGTGAAAAAATATTTCAAAAATTTATAGATATGATGATGAAAGAATTACCTAAAACTGAAACTAAACCAAAAAGTTCAGATGATTCTAAAAATTTAGATAATTTAGATAAACCAACAAAAAAAACATCAGACAAATTATTTTCTCCACTAAAAAATGTTAAATTTCCTAAAAATAATTTTGGTGCAAATAGACCAGGATTAGATAAACCAGGAAAAAGTCATCCAGGTATTGATTTGACTGCGGCATCAGGTACTGAAGTATATTCACCACAAAATGGTGTAGTAATAGATTCCGCAATTAGAAATGATGCTTGTGGTGGAACTTTATTTATTGACCATCAAAATGGTTTTAAAAGTAGATATTGCCATTTAAAACAAATTTTTGTTCAAAAAGGGGATAAAGTTGAACTTGGAGAAAAGGTAGCATTAAGTGGGGGTGGTAAGGATGACAATGGACACGGATTTTCAACTGGACCGCATCTACATTTTGAGTTATATCGCGATGGTAAATTAGTTGATCCCATTCAGCATGTCAAAGAAAAAACATATGATGAAGATTCTGATAGTTTAGTTTAAAAATATCTTTATTCATACATCATATATTCTTTCTCAGGATGTTTTTTTTCAAATATTTTTAGTAATTTCCCAGCAATTGAATTAGCTTCATCTTCATTAATACCACCAATATCAGGTCCAATTTTTCTACCCATAACATCTATTTGATATTCATGTACCCATTCATGAGCCAAAGTTCTTAATGTATCTCTCATCATTCTTCCCTTGGCTAATATTCTAATTTCATTTTTTTGGTTTCTAGAACCTGTTGTCATATTACCAACTCTTTTTGATAAAAAAATAATCTCAAGATTCTTTTTTAACGGATAATTCTCAAATAAAAACTTAATAAAGTCTTGGATATACTTGTGTTTTCTTTTTTCTACACTATTTTCTTTATATACTATTTTAATTTCCATATTATATAAATATTTATAATAAAAATAAATTAATGAAAAAATTGATAATTTCTGAAAACGAAAAGATTAGAATTAAATCTTTGTACAATATTATTGAACAAACTGAAAATGAAAAGACATTTGGTAAATTTATAAATTTAATGATGAAAGATTTACCTAAAGATAAAACAAATTCAGATACTGGAAATGATGTTGCGGATTCAAATAATACTGAAGATACATCAACAATAGAAAGTATTAAAGATTTGAATGATAATGAAAATATTGTACTCAAAACGTTAAAAGAAGATGGGTTTACTGACGAGGCTGCTGCGGCCGTTATGGGTGTTGTTGGTGGTGAAAGTGCATTCAAAACATTCAAAGAAGTTGGTTATGGTACAACATCAAATGATAGGATTAGAGCTATTTTTGGTGCAAGAGTGAGTAGTTATACTGACGCTCAATTAGATGCTTTAAAAAAATCAGATGAGAATTTTTTCAATGTAGTTTATGGAGGACAACACGGAAATGCTCCAAATGAAGGGTATAAATACGTGGGTAGGGGATTCAATGGTATAACATTCAAAGGAAATTACGTAGCCGCAAAAAATTGTACAGGGATTGATTTTGTTAGTAAACCTGAATTATTGGAAGACCCAAAATATGCGGCAAAAGCTTTGTCTTGTTATTTTAAACCAATTAAAAGTATTTCAGAGTTTGAAAAAGCGTTTCAAGAAGCTTTTCGTTATAATGCAGGTCCAGGTAATAGTTTTGCGTATTATGCTAGTAGTAATAACCCTGTTGCAGTACAAGGGATTCCACTTAAACGAGGCAAAGCTCAACAATACTACAAGAAAATAAAAGAGTAGATTATTTTGGTTTATCCCTACATAATATCATATCTTTCTTTTCATTAAGATAATAAACATAGTCTACCCCATTTATTTTTTCTTCTTTCTTTTCATATTTAGCCGAGTCAATTTTAAATGGTTTTTTAGAACAATGAATTGCATTTTCTATGTCTTTCTCAGTAATTTTTTTTGTTTGGTCTGATGTCGCTCCTGTTGAAGGTGGTACTCCCCCTACTGGAGGTGGTGGCGTAGTTCCACTCATAGGTGCTGGGGGTGGAGGAGGTGTTCCTCCCATAGGTGCTGGAGGTGGAGGAGGTGGCGGTGGAGCTTGTTCCAAAATATATTTACGTTCCAATAAAAGATTTCTTTCTTGAATTAGTTTTGTTTTTCTATAAGACATATTAACTTTTATTAATAAATATTAAAATCTACCAAAAGTGTTAAATTTTTTAATTTAACTCAATAATTTACCTACTTCAACCATTATCTGTTGTTGTCTTTGTTCTAATTGTTGAATCTTTAAACGTTGTTCTCTGTTTAATTCAAGACTTTCACCTTTGATTCTATTAATTTCATTAAAACATTTTGTGTGTTCATTTAACAAGTTTCCGTAAATTTGAGCTTTTTGATCTGTTGTCATAATATTTAATATTTATTTTTATATGTATCTAATTCAAAAATATGAATTTCAAATTAAATTAATGGTAATCTTATTATCAATAATACAACCATTTATTTTAATGTCAATATGTGGTGAATTATGGTCAATATCAAATTATTGGAAAACCCCACTTCAACCTATGTTTATAATTGTAAACGCGGCCACAAGTTATTTTTTCTTCAGTACTGACCGATGGGTAATACCTTCAATTTTTTTATTACTTCTGACCGCGTTCTCTTTAGAAATGTATCCCATTATTCATAATGTTTTTGCGGGATGTTTTTTTATCTCTTGTATTTACCCATTATTAACATTAAAAAGATTTAAATTCTTTGGTCTTTTATATCTATTGTCAATTTTGGTTTTATTGTTAGTAGGTATGTTGTGGTTCGAAATTTATTGTGTTTTAATACTAGGGTCATACCATTTAACAATACTTAGTTATAAACATAATTTGGATAAATTAAGAAAAAGTCATAATTTATACCGCTGACGCTTTTGGTAATCACTTACCAAATCATCATATCTCCACAATTCAAACTTTTCTACGACCATCCCAATATGTTTCCAATAACCTTCACCACCATAACCAGTACAATTGTTTGACCAATATTTCCAATCTTTTCCAATAGCGTGAGGATAAAATTTATTCAAGAATTCTGCATGGTCATTAAATGAATCTTCAAAGTTTTTATACTTCCTCCATCTTGAACCACTAGAAGTTTCATAATAACCACCACTATACAATTCTTTATAGTACTTCATTCCAAAAAGATTATTACTATGTCTAGCAATATCTGACCTTCCCCCGCCACTCTCAGTTATAGCTTGAGCCAACTGAATACTAACAGGTACACCACAATCTAAATGATGTTGGATTGCAACACCCCCATATTCTTCACAGAATTTGGCGTAGGGATGTTTTTGTTTAAAATTCACACTGTACATTATGTTCTTAACAATAATGTCATTGTGACTTGTTTTTTCATCTTCCGAAGAAACTGAAATGTTTTGGGTGTTTCTATACTCAAATGAGATAAATAATAACCCCAAAAGAATTACAATTACTCTTTTCATAATGTTTTTGTTTTTAGGTTGAACCACAATTTGTTAAACCCTATTACATTATAAATATATTAAATGACATTGAAAACCCTAATCAAAGAAAACCCCAACTTTTTATAGATGGGGTTTTTATATCTTAATTATTTACCTAAATTCAAAATACCTTTGGTATCAGGGTCATCTATAATGATTTTTGCAGTATCAATCATTGATGCAAATATAGCTAGATAATCAATAATTGTTTTTAAATAACCGCCAACAGTAGTATTATAACTTATTATCAAATTATAAAATGGAGTTAATAAATTTGTGTTAATCCATGTAAAAATTGTTGATACTGCTGTACCTACAGCTTGTACAATTAAAGTCACAACAGCTTGAATCCATTTAGGCTGACGATCAAACCTATCATTTATGTTTTTACCTTGAGATTTCAATTTAGCAATTACTGAAGAAAACCCGTATTTGTCTAAAAACGAAGTTATTTTATCAATCCAATCACTTAAACCCGGAACTTTTATATTAAAATTAGCTAATGACAAAAATTTACTAAGTCCCTCGATAAATAAAGAGACACGTTCTTTTGTCGTTTCTTTAAATAATGAAGCAAACATATATGCAACAGCTTGTATAGTCTCAACGATTTTGGCTAAAGCTTGTCCTTGTGGTCCTAACCATTTTACAAACCAAAGTAACCAATCAATTGTTGCTTGTAAATTATCACTTGGTTTCCAAGAAGCGAATGATTTAATATCTTTTACAGCAGCACTAATCAGATTTGGTTGTTCCTTATAACTACCTGAACATTTTGTTCTTAACTTATAATCCCTTTGAGATTGAGTTAGGGTTTTATATTCAGGGTCTTTTTTGAAATCAAAAACATAAGCATTTTTAGTACCATCCCAAGTATAACTATAAGTATATGATGCTTGTTTTTGACCTCCATTATACCACCATTGGGCGTAATCATATTCCTTGGTTACACCACATTCATTTATGACTTTTATTTTTTGAGCTTCAACAATCAAATATTTTAACTGCGATTCAGTAATTAGTATTCTCATATTATTATTTTAGTTATTTGGGTCATCCAATTGTTGAATTAAACCAATTGGGTTTTCTAAATCCCAAGAAGGTTCTCCAAACATACCTTTACCAAGATTTTTATATAATTTACCCTCAATTAATCCACTTTTATTAAAAGTTCCAACAATAAAATCATATTGACTTATTTCCTCAGAATTTGAAAAATCAGTTTCAAAATTCAATTGTATTCCATACTGACGATAAGCTCTTTTAAAATATAGTAATCCAACACCTGGTTTGAAATTACCATTTATCCCAGGTTTTATACCTTTTTGTTCAACACCCTTATTGTTTTTTCGACCCTCAATATCCGTAACACCAGGATAGTATGCCACTTCATCAGAATCTATTGCCCATCTCAAACTTTCACCTGTGTGGGTTGTTACTTTTTGTTCAAATAGTAATGGTTTGGCATTCCCCAATTTTCCTACTGCCAATTGTTTAAATCTTCTTGTTTCATTAATTAATGAACTATATTTTTGTTCAAATAAATCTTTCATATTGTTTTTTTTATTTTCTTGTATTAAACTTATGGACATTAACCATATCCCTAAATGTATGAGATTTATGTCTTGGTTCATTTATATTATTGCCACTCACATCTTTCTCATCACTAGCATGTGGTTTATATATTTTATCCAAAACGCCTTGATGTATTTGGTTATCCGAATTCATTTGTTTTAATATATCTTCAATATCTACAATTTCTTCATCTTCTTTTGTATTATATGGAGATTCACCAGCAAAACCAGATTTAATAATATCATCAATCTCGGCATAAATTAATGTACCATCATTTAATTTAACTCCAAATTTAATCCAAGTTGGTTGTTTATTATCAATAGTATCTTTAATTATGTTACTAACATCATCCATTGTTATATAAGAAACATCTTTACCATATATTGTTTCAATATTACCATCATCATCCATATTCTTCTCTGATGTTATTTTTGCAAATAATCTCTCAAGTTCTTTTAATCCATTCTCGCTTAAATTGTTAAGCAATTTTTGATAATCATCGTCATTTAAAAACTTTTTTAATAATGGATAATTCTCACTCTCATTGATTAATCTTTTAATCAATTTTTTACATTGGGTTTCACTTAATATAATTTTCATAAATATAAATATCTAACAACAAATAAAAAATACCCATTCATCTTGGGGATTTCTTATCATCAATAATAGATTTAATTATTTTCTTAAAATCAGTTTCACCTGACATATTTAGTTTATTGGTTATAATACTTTTTGTACCTTTTAATTGGTGATATAAATCCCAATCCCAAATTGATTTATTTTCTATTCTCATTTATTTTTTACAATTTTCAATAAATTTATCCTTAATTAATTTTCCATATTTTTTATTAATATAATTTGAAAGTAAATAAACAACATTTTCAAATTCAACACTATCATCATCCAAAAAATCATCATAATAATTATTATGTAAAAATTCAAGGATGGTTTCTTCAACAACATTTAGAAATGTTTTGGGAGTTTCATATTTTTCACAATAAAAATCCTTATCCTTCTCAAAATTATAAATCTTATCCATTTTTTCGTCAATATAATATTTGATAAGTTCTTTAGCCTTCTCATCATCAAATGGTATATTGAATTTATCAATGAGTTTATTAGCCGTAATACCCATAGATTGAGCGACATCCATAATCCCATACTCTTCTATATTGTTTATAATTTCTAGACGGTCCTTATCAAATTTAGACTCAGAAATCAAAAACTTATATTGTGACTCACTAATTATTATTCTCATTTCTTTTTTATTTTTTGTTATACAACTTGTCAGTTAACCCATCCAAAATATATTCATCTATAACTTCCCACATTTCAGTATAATAATCATCATCAGATATGTAATCAGGTTCAAATTCCCATTCATCATCCCTACCAGAAGAATATTGAGATAGTCTTCCAGTTAATTCAAAAAACCTCCCATCAGCCAATGATTTCATTAATGTAACATCATACTCATCACCATCCTTGTCATATTCAACTTTAGCGGAAAATTCTTTTTCAAATTTGAATTGAGCATTATTATATCGCCAAGGTAGTTGTTCTCTTATCTTTGAAAGATAATCATCATAAAAATAAGTTTTTTCACCCTCCATTAAGATATAAATTGTTCCACCCTTAATCTCAACATCTTTATACGACCCATCCAATAACTCATCACAAATTTTCTTAACCTCATTTGTAAATACATCATCAAATGATGAACCCAATTTTTTGAGGACAATGTCCTCACCAATATTTTCAAATATGTGTTTCAATCCAAATGTTTGAATTAATTCTATCATCTTATCCTTAAATGACTTATCCTCCAATATCAATCTATACTGACGTTCAGTTATTATTATTTTCATAATTTTCTAAGTATCTTTCTAATTGTTTCACTTAAACTTGATGGTTTACCAACACCACCATCACCAGAACTAGGTTTTGATGGTGTATTATTCCCACCCTTTATTGTTGGTTCATATTCAACATTCGGTTCTGTATAAATCTTAGGTCCTGAAAAATCAAAAGGAGGGTCATCGTCATCACAATCCCAATATCCTTTTCTACAACAATTAAGATATTTTCTAGCAATTCGCATAATTTCTTGCGCTTTATTATAATCAGGGTCTTTTATTACACTACTTTCATCATACTTTGGTGTAAATATCTTTTCAATTTTTTTATCAATGAATTCTGACCTCTTCTTTTTAATTTTATCTAAACTTATCCCAGTTTCATCAGAAAACATTTTTGCAAATTCGTAAAATTTGTTAATAGATAAATAACGATATTTTTTAATAAAATCGTTTATTTTCTCCTCATCACTATCAGATGGAAGACTTCTTTCTGGCGGAGAATCTTTAGTACGCTTATATTTTATTCTTAGTTGGTCAACTTTAGCACTACCAGTACTATATAAAATTCTAAACATCCTATAATACTCTTTTGTACAAAACTTTTTATCTAAAGACACTTCTTTTAATTCAAATAAAAATTTATAAGCATCCTCAAATGTGTCATAAATTGGGGTATCTTCAAACGTAATTTGTTTTGGTTCATTGATACTTACTTTTGGTTGTTTGATTTCTTTTTTAGGTTCATTTGTTATTATCCCAGATTCCTTTTTTACCACATCCCAATCAATGTAATCTTCGTGTTTACATATTTCAGGTTTTTTACGTTCTAATTCATACTTAAATTGACAATATAAATTATGCCAAGAATCAATAGACCTTGAATCCCTATAAAAAAACGCATAAATGAAATTATCCTCAAAATCACTATTATCAAACATATTTTCGGCCTCATATTCATTATCTCTAATAGAATCCAAAACATATTTAATCATATGTTCCAATGGGAAATTAGGATGTTTATGTTCCTTTGTTGTTTTTTGTTTTTCAAGATTAGAAATAAAAGATGAAAAATATTCTTTGATACGACCCACCATATCTAACACATCATTAAATGTGTAATTATGTCCTTCTTTTAATACTTTAACCATTTTGGTTAACTGAGATTCAGTTAATTTTATTTTCATATTATAATTTTAATATAAATATATCAAAAAAAAATCCCCACCTTAAAGATGGGGATATATTTTATACTTTTGAATTTTCTTATAAAGCATATTCATTAAAATAAAATCTGTCTAAATTACTTAACCTATTTCCAAATTCACGTCTATTTTTACCATAATTATATCTCCCATTATTATCAACCCAAACTTTAACCAAATTATGTCCCTTATTTTTAATAACTATTAAAGTCATATTCCAGTTTTCACCATATCTTTCTCCACCCTCATCTTTTTCAGTTATTGATTCAGATGATACATTATCTTCATTCAAATCAAATAACTCTATAACCTTATCTTTCAAGGAATATTCACTTATATAATCTAAATTGGACTGAATCCAATCATCTAATTCCTCAACCTCTCCGTAACTTTCTTTTATTATTCTTTTTACCATTCTAATTAAATCAGATTCCGTTAATCTTACTATTTTTTTCATATTTTTTTAATTTAAAATAAATATTTTATACTTTTGAAAAATATACATTACCACTAGGTTTATTGATAAATTCATTTATATTTAATTCACATCTGTATTCTATTTTTGTATCCTCATATTCTAATATATAATTTGTCGCAAAACTTTCTAGGATTTGTTGGTAATATAAGTCTAACTCATTTTTTAGTTTTTTTGTCTCTGACATATTAACTTCACTTTTAACCTTACTATACCCTAAAATAAAATACATATGTTGATTGTAATCCTCCTTCCATCTTTCTAAATAAGAATCAGGAATCTGTGTTTCAGATGTAAGTATATCTTTATTTAAATAAAACTTATTAACATCATCCAAGTCAACAATTAAATCAATAAATATTATTGACCCATATTCATATGCTTTTTCTCCTAACTCCCACCCAGTAATAAAATCATAATCAGATGATAATGCCTTAACAGCCATATTAATACCTTTAAGCTGTTTATTACTAAAGTCTTCGTTAATTCTATATGATTTCATTTTTTATTTATAAATACATCAATCTTTTTTATACTTTATTAATTCAGGATAATCATTTAATAAGTCTTTATCAAATTTAATAAAATTAACATCATTATAATTGTCATCAACAATTTTAACAATGTCTTTATCAGTTCCCTTATATATCGCAAATATTCTTGACGATATCTCACCATCAATATAAAAACTATAAAAATCTGGGTCTTTAATAAGTTTTGTCCAAATTCTTTGAGACTCCGCACTGACATTGGAGGTTGAACTACCCCATCCCAAATATTTTATGAATTCTTGATATATCAAATAACCCAATCCAGTCCCCATTAAAATTGATGGCAATCCACCAATAAAATGTATCCTATTTCTAGGTTCACCCTCAGTTTCAATCACAACACCCCAATCATTCAATATCTCATCAACATTCTTTATTATCCCCCTATTTGTTTTTTTCATTGCGGGAATCTCCAAACCATAATGCTCATTCCCATACAAACCACCATTTTCAAAATTAACCCTAGATGGAAAATGCTTAATCCCAAAATTTGGGGGAAATTTAACATCATACGAATTTTTACCTTTAGTTATAAACTTCAATCCATACGGTTCACTACGAGTAATCGGTTCATCCTTGAAAACATTACCATAATCCTTTGCAAAAGTGTCATCCAAATGCTTTTTCCTATAATAGTCGGTATTAGGTTTCTCCAAATATGTGCCCTCAATGTCAATCTCATCTATTTCACCCTCATTAATAACCCTCTTAATCAATTTAACCAATTCACCCTCAGTTAATCTTATAATTCTTTTCATAATCTAATTTTAATATAAATATTATTAAAAAGGGGTTGGGGATTGATTACGACCGAAGGGAGAGATAATTTTCTTTACCCAAATTACCCAAATTTTTAATAAATCCTTTTTCAGTCTCACCAATGAAATTCAAAAATTTATAGAAATCATTTTTATTGGTTTTCAAATAGTATATTCCAAATAAATCAATTAAATCGGAGTTTTCCATAAATTCATTTTTAATATCCTTTTTAATAAATTTTTCAACAAAAAACATTTCAGGGATTTTATTATAACCAATTTCATTTAATAATTCCAAATCATAATAAAAACGATATTGTCTTGGATTGGATTTAATCAACATCAAAATAAATCTATTAATGTCCAATTCCAATAGGTAATCAAACTTATTTTTATTTTCTCCCTTAATTAATTCGTAATCCCCACTTGAAAATTTTGAAAAAATATCTTGATTTGGATTATTCTTACGAAGTTTAAAAAATGTTTCTAACCTTTCATCCAAAATTTTATTATACCTATTCAACAATTTACCATCTTGTTTTATTAATTCAACTTGATTATTTGTTAATGAAACCCCAAGATTCATATACTTATTCTTCAAATCCGATGGTAAACTCTGAAATTGTTTATCCGTTAATGTATTAATTAAATTTACATAAACATCAATATAATATTCCTTATCCTTATAACTTAATTTGGAAAACTCCTCATCATTTAATCCATCCTTAAATCTTTCATATTTTCCCTTCTCATCATCACCCAATGGAACATTCTTAAAGTAATCCTTTAACCCATTTAATTCTGGGGCAATTCCCAATATTTTTTCCCAACTCATTTTTTTATCCCCATCATTCAATGCCGATGTAACAACATATTCACCACCCTTCAAAACTTGTATAACAAAGAAATGCCACTTATCCCTAAAATCGCCTTCAAACTTTTTTCCAGATGTATTCCAATAATTAAATTCATTATCAGTCGCACCCTTCCTCTTAATAAAATAAAATGATGGTTCAGTTTTACCCATCCTATATCTCATATACATATTTGAAGAATCACTCCTAGATACACACCAACTATATGGTCTATTCCCCTTATACTCAACACAGGATTGTCTATTTGGTGCATAATATATCGTAACATTATTATTCTCAAATATCGGTTTCCCATCAACCTTTATATCCTCAAAATTTGCTGAACCAAAATTCCTCTGTCCAGCCATATAATCAACAACCAACTCCAATTCCTTGAATGTCTTATATTGGTCAATGTCATATCTTTTCATCCCCTTCTCAATATTCAATCCATCCAAATCAGCATTCTCCAATTCCTTATACTTCTTATCCTTAATCTCCCTAAAATCATTCAAGTACTTATCAACAATTCCCTCATCATTACCCTGTTGAATAAATTTATTTTTCTGTGTCTTGAAATCTTCATTAATTACCCCATTAATTAATTTCCTCAATTGAGATTCCGTTATTATTATTTTCATATATTAATTTTAATATAAATATATCAACTTAAAAAGGGGTTGGGGATTGATATCGAGTATAACGAGAGAAAAAAATATCCCCACTATAAAAATGGGGATAATATATTATTTCATTACAAACTTCCTAAACATAACCAAAAAATCAATAAAATCTTTATCAAATAATTTCTTCTCAATTCCAAAGTCATGCAACGAATAAATGTAATCATATAAATATTTTTTATCATATATCTTATCCTGTCCCAATACCTTAATCATTCGTTTCCCCATCCTATCGGATATTGGCTTATCATAATAAATGTGTTTTTTATAATCATTCTTTTCCACATAATACTTTAACCTATCCATATTCCTATCAATAATAGTTTTATACTCCTCATATTCAGCATCCCCCAAATTCTCAAATAAGAAATCATAAAATAACTTCTCCAATGTATCAAAGGTTACATTCCACTCATATATCCCAACACTTAATTCATCATCACTTTGAAATGGGGTGTTCTTATATGGTAATATCATTTCCTTTTTAAATTCACCACCCTCAACCCACTTAGGATATTTCTTTTTTAATTCATCAATTAATTTGGAAATCATTTCCACAATCCTACCCTCAAAAATTAGAGCCTTTTTATAACGACTACCTTTAACATAAATATTACTTTCTTCATTGTTAATGTGTATGTAAATGTGAAATAAATGCTCCCATAAAGCTGTTAAAGGGTTGTCATCATCACCACCAATAGAACTAGCATCAATATAAGTACTAACATAAAATAAAGAATTAATCTTTTTTCTATTCTCCTTATTATCTTCCAATTCATAAAATTCAATTATTGAATCAATAATAACTTTGGTAACTTTATAAGTTATTTCCTTTTCTGTTGAATCACCAACCAATAATTTATTCAAAAACTCAATTAATTTATTTGAAATAAATGTCTTTGCATCGTAATTGTCCAATGACATTAATTCATTTAATTGCCTCTCCGTTATTATAATTTTCATATGTAATTTTAATATAAATATATCAATTTAAAAAGGGGTTGGGGGATTGATAACGAGGAAAAAAAATATCCCCACTCCTAATATATGAAATGGGGTTCAATTTTCATATTTTATTTATCCACTAATTTCTTGAATATCCTCTAAAATACTATTCAAAAAAGAATTTAGTACTTCTTTATCTAAATCGTAAGATGTACTTTCTGATTCATACTTTTCATCTGAATATCCCCAAGGGTCAGTTTCTATAAATACTCCACCACTTTTATCAATCTCAATAATATCCACTTGTCTATTATCATATCCCCTACAACCTAATGAAATTGTATCGTTATTTTCACTACAAAATATAATTAATTCTTTGTTGACATACTCAATTTGATATCCAAAATTATCATAATATTCATAATCAGTGACTTCACCAAATTCATATGATAATTCATTTTCGAAAAAATCTTTTATTTTTTCAATAATCATTTTCATAATAGGATAAGATGAATTAGTATAATCATCATCATAAACAATTGATTCAAATTCTGTTTCTATTTCATTTACCAATTCTTCGAATTGTGGAGAATCCCCCTCTTTTATAATTTTTTTTACCAATCTGATTAAATCAAATTCCGTTAATCTTACAATTCTTTTCATATTTTTTTTCATAATTTTTATTATAAATATATAATACCAATTTCTCAAATTTTTTCCAAAATTTTTTTTTTACATTTTCACTTATATATGGGGTGACTTACTTTTTTACCCAAAAATAAAAAACCCCTCTTCGTGATTGAGAGGGGGATATTGAATTATAACTTTTTTAATCCAACTTACCATAATGATTTTGGTTGTTGTTTCTGATGACTACCACCAAAATTAGTGCTAAGACCAAGATTTGCAACTGGTTGTTTCCAACTAGGGTCACCATGACTACTATAATGGTGTGTATTATATGAACCACCAACATTTAAATTAATATTATGATGTTTACCTAATCCAGGAAATTGAATTTCAACGTGTTCACTTTTTGGGTCAATATGAACATGTACTTTGTGTCCAATATCTTCCCAAAAATTATGTTCAGTGTGGTGTGGCATAATATCTAAATGTTGTTTTAATTCAGGACTACTTGATATCTTATTCCACAATAATTTTTTATCATTTGGAGATATATTAGGTATTGTATTTGGACCTCCTTCTTTAATTACTCTTTTAACTAATTTAATTAAATCGGACTCAGTTAATCTTATTATTTTTTTCATATTTTTTTTTTGATTAATTTATTTGTATATATAAATATTTCCCAATTTTCCAAAATTTTTACCATAAATTTTTTTTTACATTTTCACTTATATAAGGGGGGTACTTACTTTTTTACCTAAAATAAAAAACCCCTCTTCGTGATTGAGAGGGGCTTTTTGTTAAAACATATACAAATTATCTTCAAAATAATTTTTTAATCCTCTATATGCTGAAAAAGTTTTTTGTGTAGCTCTAAATAATCTATCATTAAGTTCAGATAAACCTCTATTTAATGACATTCTCTTTTTTTCTAAATCCGCATTAGGGTTCACTATTGATATGATATGTAAAATTCCTGCCATTAATTTATCCTCATCAACATCATTCCAATCATACCTTACATTATATGTAATTTTATTTAAATCTCTTTCTTCTAAGTTATTTATCCTATATATTAGTTCTTCATCAGTTAAAGGTTCATTCCCCATTTCTTCATTGATAATTGATTTAATCAATTTGGTTAAATCACGTTCTGTTAATCTTACTATCTTCTTCATTGTTTTTTTTTTTGATTAATTTATTTGTATAGAGCATAGCCAATAGTCGGCATGCCCATAAATGTAAATCGATTAGTCTCCTCAAAACCAAGTCTAAGCATTAACTTTTGTGCACTAATATTAAGTTCTGAAGTATAACCGTATAATGGATATTTTATAAACCCCTCCTTTAATATAAGCTTAAATGCCTCGGTCATGATCCCCTTACCTGCATAGTTAATATCGATGCTAAAACCAACAGCATTTGTAAATACTGGATTATTAGGAATATCACTTATTGAAAATAAGCCAACCGTCACCCCATCATACTTTATTGCCCATAGATGTGTAACATAACTGCTCTTTAAAAATTCTTTAAGCTTGTTACCTCTTTCATCAATAGTACTTCCTGGAATATTAGTTACATTAAATCGTGTGTTGTACTTCTCCTTTTGCTCATCTCCATTTATTGCAAAAATAATCTCATTTAATATATCATCCCCTCTCCTAGATAAATACTCTACTGAGACTCCGCTCTCATCTTTAGGATCTATATTTTTTATATTATCTAAGTATTTATTTTTGGGTTCTGCATCATAGTCTCCACTATTAACATCTTGGTAAGTTACTCTGTCTGGTTGTTCTCTAATTATTCTTTTTACTAATCTAACCAAATCACTTTCAGTTAATCTTACTATTCTTCTCATATTTTTTTTTGATTAATTTATTTGTATATATAAATATACCTCATATTATGAAATTTTTCCCAAATTTTTTTTTCATATATGGGCATTTCCCAATTTTCCAAAATTTTTACCATAAATTTTTTTTACCCCATATACATTATTTAGGGGATTGTCCCCCCTATATACGGCAAAAAGGCAGGGGGGTAGGGAGGGGGGATACGTGGCTATAGGGGGGTATATAGACCCCTCCCCCATAGTACTAGGAAGGGGGGATGGTTTAAGTCAAATAAAATAGATAGTCCCCCCTGTGTCAAATTAAACCCTATGACAATATGACATACCATCCCCCTTAGTATATGTTATGTATTGTGTATATGGGGGACTGACATAATGTCAATGTAGGTATGTCGTATGTTGTGGGTAAGATGGGGGGATGAGAACTGACATAATGTCAATGTAGGTATTGGATGTATTACGTATGTGCCGGCATGACAATATGACATACCCAACTTGTTCAATTTTTGCACAAGTTAAATAAGACAGAATAATGTTTGGTTAAGTATAATAAAAATACGTAGGGGTGATTTGGTATACTGGGAGAATGACAAAATAATATTTTATTATAGTATTGGGGAACTAAATGGTGTGGTGGATCGTTATAGTATTGTAATGATTATTCACCCACCTATAATACAACTGATATGATATACGCTAACGACAGACTTGAAGGGACGGCCAAGTACAAGGTCAATAATACTATGACCAAGTACAAGGTCAATAAGATTAAGGATCTGGTTATGGAGTACTGTGTTAATGTTCTTGGGTATAGAAAGACATTGGGTATCAGTGGTATAACTTTATCTTACATTGAGTGTGAGGATTGGGGGATGTATGACCCTGACACTCACCACATCTATGTGTATATGAAGAACATTAAGACTGTTAGTGATTTAACTAGAACTATTATCCACGAGTATACCCACTCTATCCAGGATATTAGTAAGTCATATACTAAACTATATAAGAAGTTTGGGTATGAGAACCACCCAATGGAGATTGAGGCTTATGCTAATGAGAAGATTTACAATAGGAAAGTATTGAACTATATTCGTAGGGAACTAAAATAGATTATTATGTTGTATATTATTGCTTGGGTATTGGTTATTATTGTAGGGGTTGCATTATTCCTCTACATTGGGGAACTTATTAGTAACAAGTACCCCCAATCTTGGTTTGCTAAGTCCTGGAGACACTATGTATCAGATACGGATCCTGATGAGATGTAGTGTTTCAGTTTAGTAAGTGAGTCTTCTCGTATTTCGAATTGAAGATTAAAGAAGTCCCCCTCGGTGAGTGGGGATTTTTTGTTTATGTCAGTTATGATGTCAGTCATATCACAATAAGATAACAAGTATATTGGTTGGGGTTGTAGTCTGGATGTATATGTTGTGTATATACAAGTACCACTTATATCATCCTGACAATATGTCACCACATATCTTTCGTCTATTTGAGTTATGGTGGTGGGGATGTTGGTTAAAAACTGATTCATAATTTAGTATATTTGGGTCTGACACTATGTCAGTCGTTAATTTTTATGTTAAAATTGTTAAAAAATTTGGAAATGTCATTGTGTCAGGTGGTGGGGACAATCCCCAGCTATACGTTGAACAAGTAATATCTCCCACTTCTTCCCACAATTCTCCACCAATAAATAGTGTTAATGATAGTTAAAACGTAATTTATTGTCGTTTTTGACCTCATTAGGGTCGATTATTTTACTATACCCATTTCTCAGTAAAAAAAGTTATTGATTATTGGGGAGTGGGTGGGACACATAGTGTCTTAGAAATAGGACTAATATAGGTGAATAATATGAATACTTCAACCCCATCTTTGATGGATATGATAATGTTTAAATGATTATACAAATGCGTACTATATTGTTCATATAATTGGACATTATGAAATCCATTAATAACAACCCTTGTAATAATTTACCATAAAATATCATTGAAATAGACGATAGTCTAATATATCGTTGATATTGGTGATAAATTACGATTGTGGAGGATTTAATTACACTTACCATATATGGAGTCGGAGACAATGTAGAAAGTGTTGTGATGGGGGAATGAGAGGGTTATGAAATGGATTACTGATAATAATGGGGAATTGGATTATGAACGGGGCGAATAGTGGAACGATAGTGTAGCGGTTTCCCAGAAACGTAGTGGAGGGGAAAATGAGGTGGGGAGTGAGTAATTTAATCCCCCATTATTGTATTTATGTATAAACTAATAATTGAATGAGAATAATAATAAGTGAGAGTCAGTATAGACAGATTATTGAGAATGAGGAAAACTCATTTGATTATAACTTATATCCATTGAATTTGGATGATATTGTTGGGGATGATATTGAAGAAATATTAGTTAAGGGGTATAGACGTTTTAATAAATTTCGTACATCTTTTGATGGTATAATGATAAAAGGTGATTTTGATTTATCATATGTTTATAATGATGATGTGAGGGAAATATTAAAAGAATTAGTTGTGGTTGTTGGTAATTTTGAGATTTTTAATAGACGTATTGATTTACCAAAATTAAAAATGGTAAAAGGTAGTTTAATATTAGAACATACTAAAATGAAATCTTTACCTGAATTGGAATATGTTGATGGGTCTTTAAATCTTCATAGTTCTACTATTGAATCATTACCTAAATTAAAAAAAGTTGGTATGAAGTTGAATTTAATGGATACTAAAATAGCTGAATTACCTAGTTTGGAATTTGTTGGTGGTGATTTAAATATTGCTGAATCCCCACTCGCTAAATTAAATTTTAAGGATATTAGAAGTAAGGTTGAAATAAAAGGTAATATAATAAGATAATATGAAAATAATAATTAATGAAAGACAATTGAGGACTATTATTGAATCTGAGAAACAGAGTAAATTTAAGAAAAGTTTAGAAGATTCTATACAGTTCCATGGTGGTGATGTAAATTCGGCATCTGAGTCAAGTGGTATTGAGTTATATAAATTTATTGAGATGGGTTTGGTTGAACATTATAATGAGTATTTGGATTTAGCTGGAACACCCATTAAGTCATTGGATAATTTAAAATCAGTTGATGGTAGTGTGGATTTACGTAATACATCAATTGAAACATTAAGTGGGTTAACCTCAGTTGAGAATGATTTGTATTTAACTAATACCCCAATTAAAGATTTGGGTAAATTGAAATATGTTGGGGGTGATTTGTATTTAAATTTTTGTGATAACTTAACAGATTTGGGGAATTTGGAAGAAGTTGGGGGTTATTTGTATTTACGTGGCACTCCAATATCAATATCAATGTCAAAATATGACATAAAGAAAAAAATAAAAGTTGGGGGCGAAATTATTGGTGTGCATTGGTAATTAGGTAAAAATAAAAGGTAATTTATATATATGAAAATAATAATTAATGAAAGACAATTGAGGACTATTATTGAATCTGAGAAGAAGATTAGTGATAAGAAGTTAAAGGCGTATAAAGAAACTGTTGATTTTTTTGGTCTTGATTATGCTTCGGATTATTTTGATATAGCACGTTGGGCATTAATTGAGATGGGTGTTGTGGAATCATATGATGAGGATTTGTACTTTGGTTATACACCAATTACTAGTTTGGGTATTTTGAAAAAAGTTGGGGGTGATTTTGATTTACGTCAAACTGATATTGAAACCTTGGGTTCTTTGGAAGAAGTTGGTGGTTTTTTGAATTTACGTGATAGTAGAGATGATTCAGTATTAACATCATTGGGTAAATTGAAATCAGTTGGGGGTTATTTGAATTTAAGTTATTCCAAAATTAAAAGTTTGGATAATCTTATAAAAGTAGGTCGTGATTTGAATTTAGAAGGTACCAAAATTAAAAGTTTGGGGAATTTGGAAGAAGTTGGTGGGGATTTAAGTTTTTATGATTCTCAAGTTGAAGATTTGGGTGAACTTAAATATGTTAATGGTGATTTGGATTTACATAAAAACACCAAAATTAAAAGTTTGGGTAATTTGATAGAAGTAGGTCGTGATTTTAGTTTAGCTTTTAGTGTAATTAAAAGTTTGGGTAAATTAAAATGTGTTTATGGTGATTTGGATTTAAGTTATTCCGAAATTGAAAGTTTGGGGGAACTTGAATATGTTGGTGGTTCATTAAGTTTACAAGATTCCCCACTTGGGGAAAGATTAATATCAGAAATGAGTGAAGATGAGATTAAAAATAAATTTGGTGTAAAAGGTCGTATATATATATGAAAATAATAATTAATGAAAGTCAGTTAAGACAGATTATTGAGTCTAAGGAGGAAAGAAATTTATTAGAAGTTGATGTGGAGTATTTGTTAAATAATACTAGTTTGGTAATAAGGGCTTTAAAAAAGGGGGTTGATGGGATTGTGGTTGGTGGTGATTTATATACCATTGATTTGGAAACTTATTTAGTTAATGATTTATTAAATAACCTTGTTAAAGTTTATGGGTCTTTGGATATTGGTGGTAGAATAAAACCAAGTTCATTCGATAAACTGGAGGAAGTTACTGATAATCTTTATATGATTTTTAACAAAGATATTAAATCATTGGGTAGTTTGAAAAAAGTTGGTGGGTCATTAGTATTAAAAGGATGTAATAATTTGGAATCATTTGGTGACTTGGAAGAGGTTGGTGATGATTTGAATATTAGTATGACTAAATTGGTTAAATTCTCGGATGAAGAAATAAGGAAAAAAATAAAAGTTGGGGGTAAAATAAAAAGAGGATTATTGGAAAACAATAAGAGTCATAAGATTTTAAATGAATCTAAAAAGTAAAAATAATATGAAAATAATAATTAATGAAGAACAATTAAGACAGATTATTGAATCTAAGTATTTGAGGAGTACGCCCAAATTAAGGGAATCGATTAACAAGTATTTGGATGATTATATGTCAAATGGTACTAGAAAGATTGGGAAGAAATCTCGTAACTATGGTAATCTTCGTGAGGATTGGTGTGTTGATGGGGTTAAAGTTATAACTATGGTATATTATTTTGAGGATGGTAATTTTGAGAATGGGACTTTGCTTATATCTATAGATGTTCTTAAAACAATACAACAAATGTTTAGTGTAAGAGAGTCATTTGCGTTAAATACAATTGAGGAGTGGTATGAAGATACAATGATACCAAAGTTTGAATCAATTATGGGAGAGTCAGGGTTTTATATTACTGAGATTGATAAAGTTAATAGTAACCCTTGTGTTCCTGAACCAGTTAAACCTGAAGGTATTACAGATGATGAGATGATTGACTTCATTGATAAAAACACGGGATATAATAGACAACAGATTATAGATAAGATTGAATCTGGTGAGAGAGAATTGGAGGATTTTTATTTGGATATTCTTGATAATGTTAATAGAAAAAAAATATATGGAATATGAAAATAATAATTAATGAAAGACAGTTAAGACAGATTATTGAATCTGAGGATAAGGTTAAAAAAAATTTAAAGGCTTATAAGGAAACCATTGATGAATATGGAATTTATGATGCTGCAAGAATATTGGATAAAACAATTATTGAGTTATATGAACTTGGTCTTTTTGATATTTCCACAGCAATTAAACAATTGGGTTTACATGAAACATCTGAGTTTTTAGATATACCTACGCTTGAATTACTTAAAAAGATTGACTACGATATTAGTGAAATAAGACCATTTGACTTGTTTCCAGTATTGGTTGATATGCAAAAGGAATATAAGGGTTGTGAAATTAATGTTGATTGGTATGATGATACTGATTATGGTGTTTATTGGGCACCAAATTTTAAAATAGGTGAATATTTAATCGGTTGTGCAACAATGGCTTTTCCTGAGTTTGCTATTGGTAAAACATATGTTGAGAATGCTCATTGTTGGGTTGATAATAATTTAACTACATCTGATTTTAATAATTTTTTTGATTATAATGTTAAAACAATTGATTTTGATATTCCCACCGAATTTGAGAGTTGGGATGTTATGGTTGAATGGTATAAGACTGAATATATGCCAAATACTTATGAGATAATAGAAAGACAAGCGTTTGAAATAATTAAACAATTGAAAAAGAAGAACGAAATATAATGAAAATAATAATTAACGAGAGTCAGTATAAATTGATTAATGAGGCTATGAAAACATCTTCATTTCAAAATATATTAAATGAAACACTTAAAATGTTAAAGGATGCTGCTGAAGAAGAACCTAGGGATTTTCGTGCTATTTTCTCGGATAACATTGATAATGTTAAAAGTATTGATATTGTCAGTATTGATAAAGAATACATTCGTAGTGATGTAAAACTAATTATTAATGTTGTTGTAACACTTGATTTTGATATTTTTGGAAAATGGGAAGCGATTGCTGAAATATTGGGTGAATTACAATATTATATGAAACCAGAAATGATGATTAATTTTAAATTACAATTGGCCGATAATGGTGTCATAATATTAAATAATATTGAAATGGATATATGAAAATAATAATTAACGAGAGACAATTGAGAACTATTATTGAATCTGAGAAGAAGATTAGTGATAAGAAATTCAAGGCATATAAAGAAACTATTGATGAACTTGGAATTTATGATGCTGCTAGAATATTGGATAAAACAATTATTGAGTTATATGAACTTGGTCTTTTTGAAATTGAGGAATTAAGAAAATCTTTATTGGAATTAGTAAATCAATATGGTTTTTATGATAGTGCTGAATCTCAAGGAATATCAAAACTTAGACTTGCAAAAATAGTTGATTTGCCAATTAAAAGTTATGGTAATAATGATAATGAAATTGTTGTTCGTCAATTATTAAAAGAATTGGTTGAAATTAATGATGTATATAATGAATGTGAATTAAGTTATGATTCTTTTCCTAGAACTATAAATTGGGTTTGTAGCTTTGATGAGGGTAATAAAACAATTTTTTCATTAACTTACGCAACTCCTTATTACGAAGACGATGATTATTATATGACTACAGTTGAAACTAATGAAATCGATGTTGTCAAAGATGGTGAAAAAGAAGAATATGGTAGTATGAGTAGTATTTATTGGAATAGTATTCCTAGTCCAAGTGAGTTTAAGAATGTTGATAAATTAATTCATTGGTTTGAGAATGACTATAAACTTGGGGTGTATAAAACAATAAAAACACATCTTAAAGATTTTAAGGAAAGATATACATAAAAGAAATTAAAAAAGATTATGAGGCTTAACAAATTTTTTGAGGAATACTTAAGAGATGAATTCCACGGTAATGAAATAGAATATGAGGGATTGTTCTTGGAATTTAATTATAATAAAAATACTGGTGAAATGGAGTGGTCAATTGATAATCCAAATGATGTGTCTTATCTTAGGGGCGGAATTTCTGGGTTTATTGATGAATGGGTTTCATATTTTTTAAATGCTGCCGGTTCAAGTGATTATCATATGGAAATGAGTAGAAAACAATCATTTGTTAATATGATACCAAAAGGAGCATACATAAATGATAATGATTCTAGAAAATTTTTAGATTTGGCACAAAACCCAAAAATATATCAGTATTATGATGTTTTAGCTAAATTAAATGTTTTTGATATAGATTTTGAGGATGATGGTGCAGGTCAAGGATTGGGAATAAATATACATATGAAATTGATTAATCCAATTGATTCAAGAACTAGAAATAAACTTACATATAATGAACTTAAAGAAAGATTAGCTGATTTGAATACTGATGATGATTTTCTTGAATATATTGATGGATTATTTAATGATTTGGCTAGTGAGATATATGACAATCGTCCAACAATATTTGACCGAAATAATATGTATATTAATATATACCCTTATTTTTATACAAGTGAAGGAAAACAAATAAAACATTGGTAATATTGTTTCATTTTTTTGTTTTTTTTACACAGTTAGGGTATCTTTTACCAAACATTGTTTTCATTCCTTTTTGGGTATAACCAGGCCAACATTTTTCGGTTAATTCTTTCTTTGAATTATCATTTCCACATTTGTGACATAGATATGGTTCATCACCACCTTCAGAGAAATTCCAAGACCAACCACATTTACAGGTTACCTTTTTATCAAATTCTTCTCTTAATATTCTTCTTATTGTTTGTTGTAGTTTCATAATTAGTTTTTGAATATATGTTGAGGGAATTGTTTTCTTCTTTCTGAGAACCAAGTATCTGTTTTGTCTTTAAGATATTCTTCCCCACCATAAGTTTTCTTTTTGGTTATCTTTTTAATTGTACCGATAAATTGTATTATTGTTGGGTCAATTTTTTCTTTATCATTTGTTTCTATCCAGGTATGTTCAAACTTTCCATCATTTGTTTTTACATAACCTACTATAACATCAAAACAATCAAGTAGGTTTGGATTAACTTCATTAACTTTTTCTGTGAATAGTTCAGCAAAATGTACACAACTACCGAATCTCTCACAATACATTGTATCTGATAATTCATCTGCTATTTTATTTAATAGTTCGTAATTACAATCATTAACCCCCATCATTTCTTGGATTCTATTTATTTGTTCTTGTAATTTCATTTTGTATATATTATCAATATAAATATTAAAAGATAAATAAAAAAGGTGATAAGATTTACCTATCACCTTTTAATATCTTTCTTAGTTATTTTTTTTTAAAATTTTACATATTGTTTAATATTAGTTAATCCAGTTCCTGTTGCTTCAATCCAATTTGGATATTTTGTACCAGCTGAAGTTCCTTGTTTCCCCTTGAAAAAATATTTTCCGTTTTCTAGTTTGTAATCATATGCCCTATCATTTGTAGTATTTATTTTAGCCTGAGATGTTGTTGTACCTTGTGTTGTGTTTGTTGTTGTACCTTGTGTTGTGTTTGTTGTTGTACCTTGTGTTGTGTTTGTTGTTGTACCTTGTGTTGTGTTTGTTGTATTCGGTTTTGTAGTTGTACTTTGTGTTGTAACAGTAGTTGATTGTGTTGTATTTGGTGTTGTAGTTGTAGTTTGTGTAGGAGCACTAATAGTAACATTTCCAAGATTATAACTTGGTTCACTAACCCAATTATCACCTGCCCACTCAAACCTACTCATCATAGAACCCCCATTAATTTCACTCATATAAACATATCCTGAAACCCCATCAACTATACCACTTTTTCTACATCCTTCTTTTGGTAAGACCAAAAACCCCCCATTTTGTGGTAATTTGTATGCCTTGTCTATTACACATATTTTCTTACCCTCCAAGTTATATGTTTTACCCACCAAACTATTTTCAGGTGTTAATTTTGACATTTCTTCGGATATTATTTTTACTAATCTTACCAAGTCTGATTCAGTTAACCTTATAATTTTCTTCATAGTTTTTTCATTATAAATATACAACAATCTCAAAAGATAAATAAAAAAGGTGATAAGATTTGCCTATCACCTTTTAATATGGAGTTTTTTTTAATTATAGGTTTTTGGATATAATCTTATTATATTCTTCATCACATAGAGTTCTATACCATCCAATATCAGTTCTAAGTTTACCAGGTTTTCCTGTTACTTCACAAATACTCATACTTTCAATTTCTGCTTGAGATATTCTTTTATGGGCTTCACTTGTTGCCGAATTGATGTAGAATCTCAATCCTCCGAATTTTTCTTTAACTTGACATACTTCTTTATTCCAACCAAGTTCAATAAGGTCGGTGATAAGGTCTTTGATAAGAGGAAACCAACCTAACCCAACTTCAAAGAAATCTGAATCTGTGATTGGATTTGATTCCAAATTAAAACCATTTTTAAAGCCTCCAATTGATTGGAGGAATTCATCCATTTGTTCTTTGTTCATAATCAATTATATTTTTTATAAGGTTTAACATTGTTTCATTCTCCATATAACCATCAAATTGTTCTCCGTGATTATCTATAGATAGAATATTATCGCCATTAACTGCGTCAAATACTTCGGTTGTTGGTTCTTTACTGACATAGACATTAAAATTACCCCATCTATATCTGATATAGAACATTCTTCCATCCTCAAAAGTTCCTTGCCATTGAGATGGAGATACCTCACAGGTTTTAATTAATTCTTTGATTTTGGGTTTCATATCAGAACCATCCTATTTTTTTTAATTCGTTAAGAAATGACCTAAAATGTTTGATACCATTTTCATTCATTTCTTCTAATGCTTCCTTTATTGAATCTGGGTTATTTTCATAAACACCTTTAATCCATTTCATATTATCCCAATAATCATCTTTCCAAGGTTTGATATTTTTATTAGTAAACTTTATATCAAAACCATCATATTGACTTCCATCATCATTTATTAGACTTATGGCTTCCCAACTATAATCATCATTTTCATAATGAACACTTATTGATGTATGTATTTGTACATCAAGGAATTCAGTTTCTGGTTCAGGTTCAAGTTCTCTAACATACCAAACGCCATCAATTTGTATTCTGTCTTTCATATCCCTTTTCTTTTTAATTCAGTAATTTCTTTATTTAAGTTTTCAATTAGTGGGATTAGTGCATTTAATCCACGTTGGTATGCTTCTTCAAGTGTTTCGTTTTTCATATTATTTGTTTTTAACTTTATCAATCAATATATTAATTAGAACATCTTCAGCCTCCTCATAAGTTCCATAATAATCATCATAAATTTTATCTTTGAATCCCTCCCATATACAATATGTGAATATGTTTGTCATATCAAAACCCCCTTCAATGAGTCCAATGATATTATATTTCTCTCTGAACCATCGTAGAACTTGTTGCTTGAGTGGTGTTAATAAGGAAAATTTATAACCAATATTTATTTCATCATCTAATCTAGAAAATTCAGTTTTTTCAACAAATTTCCAATCTTTTCCATTTAATGTATAATAATACCCAAAACAAGGTTCATTAAATCCCAACTCTTTAAGTTGGGTTGCTTGTTCATATGTTACAAAAAAATCTTTCATCTTACTTTAATTTATAGGTTTAAGTTTAATAACCATTCTTCACCTTTTGGTGTAATTTCAAAATCTCCACGACATCCACATGTACAACCTTCTACTAAGCCTCTTTTTATAAGTTGTTTCATTTTTGCGAGTATTAGCTTTTCAGAAGCAAGATTTTGAGGCATAGCATTTCTAACATCTTTTTCATTTTCAAAATACCAATTACACCAGTGGCCTTTGTTTTTTAATAGAAATTCAAGAATAGGTTTATCAGGTATATCTTTGCATTTAGTTATATCTGTCATACTATTTCTGTTTAAGGATTTCAATTAACTTGGATATACAAGCATCTTCAGCTTCTTCATAAGAATTATATCCTCTTTGTATAGGTTTATCAGCTCTTCCATCTTCAACAAAATAACTGATTAAAAAACCAAATGTCTTATTATCATCTACAAATATCTCACAATAATACTCATATTTCTCACGAAACCATTTGAAGACTTGTGATGATGTTGGTAATCCAATGTTCTCAACTTTGGATTTCCAAATTTGAGCACTCCATTCTTCGTGACTATTTGTAATTGGACTTCTTTGTTCTGAAAAACAATATCTGACATCTTCATCAGGCATATTATACCAAGCCCAGCAAAGTTCATCAAATCCAAGTTGTTTAAGTTCTAGTGCTTGAGTGTATGTGATAAATTCCATTTTATTGTGTTTTTTTTGTTAGGACAAAGATATGATTTAATCCTCAATTTCCAAAATGTAATTTGAGTTTTTGGTTGAAAATATTAATTTATTTCCATCTTTGGTGAATGAGGTAATTTCTGTGGTTAACCAAGTATAACTGAAATGATGGGGATCAATCATAACTGACCTACCTTCAGCTGGTTCATCGTGTTTATTGGAAAATCTTCCATATTCATCCCATTCAATGAATTTCACTTGTTCACCTATTATGGTTTTATTGTCTTTTTCTCTGGTTAGTTTGTGTGTCATAGTCTATTAATTTTTTACAAAAATAGACACACCAATTGACATTTCCAAGCAATAATCAAAAAATATTTTATTAAAACTTATGACTAACACCCAATGTTAAAATGCCATTACATCAAAATGGACTAGTTCTCCATTTATTTGTCCAATGTTTTCACCATGCAAATCTTTTGTTGCAATATCGTTAGATTCCAACTTCAATAATAATTCTCTGTATTTTTCAATATAGTCTATCAATTCATCATAGGTAATATTTACACTCGAAACTGGTTTTTCTCTTCTTGGAATGTAATAATTACTCTCGTCTTCATCATCGAATTCTTCATCTTCCTCATCATCTTCATCACTGCCAAAATAACCACTAATACCAATTGGTGGAATATTATCTTCAGGTTCAGGATTTTCTAATCTGTTCACTAAGTTATCTAAATATTCTTCATCATAATCATCCCAAAAATCAGAGTCTGAGTAATTTGCCCCCTCAAAAAACATCGTTGTGTAAATATCTTTTTCTACTTTTGAGATTGGTTTTGCTTTATCCATTAATATACCATAAATGTTATATTCTGGATAATATTCATAATCATAATAATTTACAATACCTGGTATTTCTTTTCCTACTATTTTTTGGATACCTTCAATTTCATCCTCATCTTGAGTTAGTTTTAATATTTTTGCACCATCAGCGACAAATGCAATACCATTTAATCCCCTTCCAGCATATGAAATTCTACTTATACCAAACTTATCAGATAAATCCTTTACAATATCTTTAATATCATCACCACCAAGTCCTAATTTAATCTTTTTTAGTCCTCTTTCGTTTTGAGTTAAAACATCTGTTTTCCAATCCTTTCTTAAATTTTTGATATTTCTAATATCACCAAAATTACCTAATTGTTCGGTTAAAAATTGGTTCAATATTTGTTTAATTATGGTTCTATTTGTCATATTTTATTAGTTTAAACTATTAAATCTATCAAAAACAATCGTGGTACATCTTTCTAAGGTTTCACTGAATGTTTCCTCATTTTCATCATTTAATTCTGTAAAATTAATTTTTTCCCACCATTTCTTGTCTTTAAAATTTATCTTTTTGTTAAGAGTCAATAATAATCTGGCCAAATGTAAACATTCGTGAGGTATTACTCTTAATGCCATATGTTCTTCTTTCATCCTCTCACAATTAATAAATAAAAATATTTTACCATCAAATACATTTGTTAATCCTGCAATAAAGGCATTATATTTTTCAGTTTCATCATTGTCTTTTAATTCTTTTAATTTTTCTTCACAATCTTTTCTAGTTAATCCTGCCACTTCATCAGTGTTGAAAACATCAAATATCGCTAAACTATCCTTACCAAATATGAGATGAAATGATGGTGTTACTATTTTCTTTTTGTTACTATCTGGGGTCTCAAATGGTTCAATTGTGATAATCTCGTGGGATAATATACCTTTTGTTTTTTTAACTTTTTGTGTTTCAAATTTAAATGATAAATCTTCTTTTTTTTCAAAAAGAAGTCCCATTATTGATTTTACTCTATTTATATTTTCAATTAAATTATTCATATAAATAACTTACCTTTTACACCAAATTTATTTTTAATCTCATCTTCACTCATTCCACTATCTTTTAATTCTTTTCCAAGTGGGGTATATTGTAAACCTAAATTACGCCTAACTGAAATTAAATTAGGTAATGATTCAATTTGTGAACCCAATAACTCAAGAGTACCAACTTCTTTTAATTTAGGTAATGATTTAATGTTTTTTGTACGATTCAATTTCAAAATACCATCAACTGAAGTTAAATTAGGTATTGATGTAATTTTACAATTACTATAAATGTGTATATTCTTATTTGTACTTACTAACTCATCCAAATCACCATCATTTAATCTGTAAAAATATATTGTTTTCAAATTTGGTAATTTGAATATTAAGTCAATTGTCATTTTAGATAAGTTATCATACACCTCTAAAATAGTCTTTTTTGTTATTTTTTTTAAATTTATTACTGATGGTTTATATTTAAAAAGTTTGAATAATTCTTCATAATGTTCCAATATTGTACTCGGTTTTATTTTAAAACTTTTTGCAATTTGGAATGCCATATTAATATTTGTTTCATCAAATGTTTCAATTAAGTACATAATCTTTCCAAGTAATTTGTTTTCCTCGGTTTCTTCGTTTTCAAATATTAGTTTATACTGACTTTCTGTTATTATTATTTTCATATTATATTTTGTTTAATCTACCCATTAAATTTTCATTATAATCATTTTTATTTATATTAGGATCAAAATAGTCTCTGAATATAGGTGTTGGAATATCAATATAACCACCATTATAACTATTACCTAGTAATTCCTCAAATACACAACTTGGGTCATCTTTACAATTTTCATAGTATTCATCAAGAGTGTCCTCATCCATCTTACGAGTATAATCTTTCAAATCAATTTGTATCTTAATTGTTTCATAACTGAATTCAATAACATTTCCATATTCTTCTAAAGCTGATTTTAAGGTGTCTCTTAAATGATTAATATATTCATTTATTCCAACATCATTTGCTGCATCAGTGATTGCATTACGAATATAATGCTCACC